CGCAAGTTCCTAACCGGCATAACGATTGCTTCTTCAACCACTCCTCTCACCCTCACCAACGCCACCGCCAGCTTCAAGATGTCAATCAACTACGGAGGTTCTCAGTGAAGAGGTTTTTTGTCTTTGCGGGTCTTCTAGTTCTAACGACGCTTGTGATAGCGCCTATAACGATTGTGCCCAGTGGTGGAGCTGGTGGTGGCGCTACCACGAACGCTCAACCTCCTAGTGCGAATCTTACGAATTGGTCAGATTTCTCTACCAACGTCGTTAGTGATACCGCAAGTAACGCAGCGATTGCATTGAATCTTTGGACAAACTCTGGAGGAGTCCTAAAACCTTTCACCAACGATAATGTGATCTATGCCATTGGGACGCCTGGAATAGGAACTAGACCCGTGAACGATGGGAGCCAATACAAATTTGTATGGGTGCCTGGCAGGGCCGCGTTATCGTCTGGACTTATTTCGTCTGGCACGAACTGGGATTACAACAGCCTTGGGGAAGCATCAGTTCGATTCGGGCAAGATACGTATGCCTCTGGAGACCAGTCCATCTCCATAGGGCAAGGCTGTGTTTCTATTGGAAATCAAAGTTTTTCAGGCGGTCTCAACTCCTACTCTAGCAACGTTATTAGCTTTTCGTTTGGTAGCGACACAATAGCATCTGGAGATGGCTCGGTTGCCTTTAGTCAACATGGTCATTCAAGTGGCCGAGCATCATTCTCGTGTGGAGCAGATGGAACCGCCTCTGGAAATTTCTCGTTTGTAGCAAATGATGCCAATTTGGCATCTGGCGTTTCCAGTGCGGCTTTCGGCTTAACTTGTTCGAGTTTAGGAGAGAACTCTTTTACGGCTGGCGATACATGTATTGCAACGAACTACGCTAACTTCTCGATTGGAGCTGGAAATATAACTGGTGCGGATTATGCACAAGCTTTTGGAAGGAATGTAAGAAACGTTACTCGTGGCACGGTAGAGATAGGAACGAACATAATCAAAGCCAGTTTTGGAGCTATTGGGTTGCAGTTACTTGGAAGCATGCAGTTATTCGTCTCTGGTCTAACTACTTTGTCCAATAGCTTGGTGATTTCAGGAGGTATGACTAACAACGGCTCCCTCACCAATGCAGGTAATATCTACAACACCGGCTCGATGACGAACGGGTCAGGATTCACGAACGGTGGAGTGGCTAAGATTCTTGGAACCACGCACCTAACAGGAGCTACAAACAATGGTGACTTCACTAACGCCGGGAATGTCTATAATACTGGCTCCTTTACCAACGGCTCTGGCTTTACCAATGGCGGACTTGTCAAAGTCCTTGGAAACACTTTCACGGCTGGGATCACGAATAATGGCAACTTAACTAACGCTGGCAACATTTACAATACTGGAACCTTAACCAATGGTGGTGCGGTTACCAATGGTGGCGCGATGCTTACATTAGGAACAACTCTAATAACCGGCGCTACGAATAACGGCTCCTTTACCAACGCTGGGAATGTCTATAACACTGGTTCGTTAACTAACGGAAGTGGCCTCACCAATGGCGGACCCGCGCAGGTTCTTGGAACGATGTTACTAACAGGAGCGACTAATAATGGCGCTTTCACGAATGCAGGAAATCTGTATAACACTGGCTCTCTTACCAACGGAACCGGATTCACGAATGGTGGAGCCGCGCAAGTTTTAGGGACCACTCTATTGACTGGCCTAACGAATAACGGTGACTACACAAACTCTGGCAATGTTGCTAACAATGGCAATCTTACTAACGGCGGCTTTGCTAACATCTTAGGCGGTGTCACCAACTGGGGCGCGATGCAGACGAAAGGTGTTACTGATTTTGCCGGTGCGGTGACAAACGAGAGTCGAGTTAACACCGCTGGTGGTGTTACCAACTGGACCCAGACAGAAGTCAAAGGCACTCTTCTTGCCAACAGCAACCTTCTTGTTAACGCTGGCCAAGGTCCGGCGAACTCTGCTAGTAATGTGTGGGTTGGTGGCACCTACTTTCAACAAATCGGAACAGCGTTCACGAATCTCAATGGCACACCAGCAACCTTCACGAACCTCGCGAATGTTTCGATAACGGGAAACACGCTCACTAACAATGGCGACACTCTCTTTGCTGAGTGGGGCATTGTGCTACAAATCGCGAAGGCGAATACCAATAACTTCAAGCTTATCTACGGTGCCACAACCTTTCTCGACACTGGCCTTCAAATTTCATCCAACTGTGCTGTGCGAGCAAACTGTACTATAACTCGCACTGGTAACGCTTCCCAACATGTCGAAGCACACTTGGAATGGGGTCCAGGTGGTGGTGTCCCGTTCGCCTTCACCAACGTTAACCTCGAAATGGCTGAGAACAACGGCATTGCTAACGTCCTAAAAGCACAAGGCGCATCGCAAGCTGTTGGAGCGCATACTAATAACTTCTTCCGTGTTGAATGGAAACCAACCCCGCGATGAAGAAGCTAAGCTATTTTTTGGTTCCATTACTAACCATCGTTGTGGCTGTTTTCTTAGCCGAACATCGGCTAGGACAAGCTCAAACGTGGGGATATAATGGTACCATGGTTTCTAGCAATGGAGCAGGAGTTTACATTGCTGGCGTTTGGGTTCCTTCCGTAAGATCAGGAAGCGTTGGTTTAACAGCTCTAGAGACCTCTCATCCAGTGTTGTTTTCCTCCCCGTTGTTGGATACAAACTACGTTATCCACCTTAGCCCTTCTTTGCTAACCACAGCTTTTTGGTCTTCAAAGGCAACAGATGGTTTCACTCTGAATCTAACAATCGGTATAACTGGTAGAGTGGATTATACTGCAATTTGTTTACCACCATGAGCGATGTTACTCAAATCGAAGCAGAGGATAAAAAAGTCGCCACTCAGATTGGGCTCTACGTGCTACGCTCAGTGAACCTAATTCTTGCTGCTATCTGCACTGTTGGGGTTCTTTGGATTAAAGCCAATGTTCCGTCCAAGGACGACTTCAAGGAATTGCATATTCAAATCAGAGCATTGGAGATTTCGGTGGCGCAATTAAGCGAAACCAATGAACGTATGAAAGCGTTTGATGAGCGAATTCGGAGATTGGAACAAATCGATGGAAGGCGCGGGCCTCCACCACCTAGAGGAACTCCATGAAAAGTTGGAAAATGATGACTGGCGGTATATTGCTCGCGCTCGGCTCTTGGGCCGCTGGGCAAACTGAAGTTGCATGGCTTTGGAAATTGGGGCCGCTATTTCAAAGCCTTGGTGCAATCTTTGTCAGCTTTGGCCGCGACAATAATGTACCAAGCGTAGCGGTGCCTTCTGCGGCAAAGGCTGCCGAGAAAATCAAGGGCGACACGAACCCGCCATTTACGAAGTGAAGCAACCAGCCAAAACCGATCAGGAACGGCGTGAGTTTATGCGCAAGTACATCGCAACCCTCCCACGGCCACTTCTTCCGACCGAAGAAGAAGTTAAGCGACACCTTGAGTCCGCCGAGAAGGCTGGAATCCTGAAGCGTGAAACAAAGAAAAAGGTGTAGTGGGCTGCTGTGACAAATTATGAAAGCCAGAATGATCGTGACTCTTCTTTGTGCGCTAATGTTCGGGTGCGAAAACGGAAAACATACCATCTCCAAAACACCCAACATTGGCACATACAGCGGAATGGTTGCTAAACCAGATGGTAGAGGCGGAATACAGATGTTCAGTGCTTCAAGTGGCCAACTATTGCGCTGGATTTCGTTCGCAGACTTTGAAGCTGTGTACGTCAACAAAACTCAGCCGGAATATGGAAAGTAGCTCACCATCGGAAAAACATAAATGAGTTTCCAAGGCCAGCTTAATTGCGTTCCCAACATATCCGGCGACCAGCGCCGTGGCTGGGCGATGGTTTATCTGCGAACATTGGAGACGTACGAGCAGGAAATCACGATGGCGCGATGGGGAATCGACGGTGAAATCCGCAACGTGAAGCTGCCTTTGACGCGGCGCATCTCGCCAAGTAGCGGAAACCAAGCGATGGCTGGTGCCAGGCTAATCCTTGGTGCGGGAATGTCTTACTCCTCGCCGGCATATTTTTATGAGCTAGATTTTGAAACAGGAGAGGTGCTTCACGAAACTCAGATTGGGGACAAAGTGGTCAATATTGTGCCCATTCAGCTTGCGAATGGCGGTGTGGCTGGAATCTGTATGCAGAACAGCAATGTGCCAGGCAGCACGGTAACGCCTCCTGTTCGCTTTACGGCCTACTACCGTGCTCCGCTGACCGGCTCTCCGCACTGGTGGAGTCGAACCTACGAATTCTCAGTGCTAACCGGCTTCGGACAGGCTTATTCCGTGTCCGGTGTGGAGGCATCCGATGGAACGATTTGGGTTTTCTTCACGCATGACTCAGCGCGCACCATTGGTCTGATACGTTTTCGGATCAAGGGTTTTGAGTTGGAACTTATCGAGTTCAACCACCTGTTCATTCCACTGACAAGGGGATTGCCAATCGAACCATCTGGTGAATTTCCAAGCATTTTCGCGGCGGCTGACACGCGAAATAAGCGCATCATTCTCACCTACCGCAACGGCCTGCCTGGAAATACCGAATGCCAGCCCACCGGCTACCACATTTCCTACCGTGTTGCTATAACGGAGGTGAAAGAGGACAAGTCCATGCGGGTGCTTAGCGTGCCAGGCTTATGGTCCTGGCAGGGCGGCCATTACATGGCTGCGGTGTGGCCTCGGCGCGAGGGGATTTACTACCTCTTTGATTACATCGGCGTCGGGTCGGGTTGCGGACTTGGATACAAGCTCGGCAGATTTGTGGACGGCGCCTTCCAGATGGCGACGGATTGGCCTGGATTTGACCTCATGGCCGTTTCAAAGGACGGATGGATACTCGCTTACAATTCTGGCACGGCAACTTCGGACCTGATTCGGCTGGTATTTGTGCCCGAGATTAGTATCCGAGACTTGGGCCAAAACGTAGAGATCGACTGGGAACCAGGATTGCCGTCGGACGTGCTTCTGGAGAATGCCAATTACGGCGGCTGGCGATCCATATGGATTGGTGTTCCGCCCGTGATACTACCGAATAACAAGCAGATAGGTGCTTGGAATTTCCAAGTCGTTCCGACTCAAGATGCAATTTAAATCCCTTTTGAGGAAGCTCGATTCATTCTGTGCCACCACAAACCCGCAGATGGCTGTAAGCCACGTTTCGGGCTTCTTCTTATCCTTTCGCGCCTAAAGGCTAAAAATGGACGAACACGTAACATCCGAGCTAACGAGCGAGAAGCCGAGCAAGTTCCATGCACAAATGCTTGAGGATTGCAAGGCGCTTGTAAAGAGGTCGCGGGATGTTATGCAGAAACATTATGGTAAGTGGGATTTGGCCGATCAGGTTTTCCGTGGCATAAGGCCAAAGGACTCGGAAGACATTAAGGCTCGCGAACGTAAGGAGCCAGAAAAGATGGTCGTTCCAATCTCCTATAGCCAGATTCAAACGTTCGTTGCATTCTGCTATTCGCTTTTCACGCAGCGCGAGAAGATGTTTGAGATTGTGGGATTTGAGTCGACTGACGAAAAGCCCGCGAAGGTTGGAGAAGCGTTGCTGGCTCGTGACCTTCGGCATAACAAATTTGAAGCCCTATTGCAGCAGTTCTTGCTCGACATCGCGCGCTTCGGCCTCGGGATTTTTAAGGTTTGTTGGACCACTGATAAGCAAATAGTTAGGGAAGTATCGACGACTCCTCCAATGTCGGTCTTTGGTATCAAGCTTACAAATGGTCGACAAATTGAGCAAGAGGTTGAGAAGGTGAAGTATCAAGGTAATAAGATCGTTCATGTCTCACCCTACCGCTTCTTCCCCGATCCGCGCTTGCCACTCGTGCGATTCCAAGAAGGCGAGTTTTGTGGTTCCGAAGACCTTTACTCGATGGCCACACTCAAACAATGGGAGTCCGAGGGTAAGATTGCGGGGATGAAGTACGTCAAGTCCTTCGATCGTTCGGAGTACGAGAAAATTGGTGGCTATCGTTTTGACTACGATGCTGAAAACATTGGCGTGATGGCACCAGGCTCGACGATGATTGGCAGCGGGCAGATTAAAAAGACCGTTGTCATAACCGAGATTCAGCGAGTTATTGTGCCAGCAGATTACGAGGTTGATGGCAAGCCGCTAGGCACGGAGCAACGGCCTACTAAGTATAATATCTGGATGGCGAATTATAATCGCATTGTGAAGTGCGAGCCTTTGGGTTATGTGCACGATGATTTCACCTACTGCTGTGCGCCCTTTATCTTCGACGACAACACTTATCTTGGTGATAGCCTAGCTGATAGCATCGCAGTTTTGCAAGATGTTATTACTTGGTTCATCAATGCTCGCATCACGAACGTTCGTAAGGTTATTCAAGACAAGATCGTTGTCAACGTCAAAAACATTAACATGCAGGACTTAGAAGACCGTGCGCCAGTTATCAGAACCACTGGCGCGGCTCCTGCTGACCTCAATCGTTCGATCATGCAACTTGCGTTACAAGATGTTACGGCCAACCACATCGGCGATGCAAAATTCTTACATGAAATCGTTCAAACGGTCACTGGCATTAACGATGCGCTTCTTGGACAATTCCAACCCGGCCGGCGTCCCGCTGCTGAACATCGTAATACTTCTGCTGGCTCTGCTTCACGGCTTAAAACCGTTGCTGCTGTTATTTACTGGGTGGCTTTGGAACCGTTAGCGCGTCAGATGATTTCCAATTTGCGCGACGGGCTTGAGGATGAGACCTTTGTTCGCCTTGTCGGCATGAAAAAGGCTATCGAGGGCCAAGAGTTTATCTCCGTTACCAAAGAAGACCTCGTTGGCAACTACGATTTTGAAATCTTCGACGGGACTCTCCCGTCGGAGCGTTTCTACACCGCACAGGCTCTTGAAGAAATCCTTGGCGGTTTTATGAAAAATCCAGAAGCCGCGATAGCTTTTGGCCTCGACCCACGCAAGATTCTCTACGAGGTCATGGAACTTCGCGGTATTCGCAATCCAGAAAGGTTTGAGCTTGACCGAGAACTCCCTCTCCCTTCAGCAACGCCTCCGGGGGCTGCAAACGCTAATGGACAACCCGTTCTTCAAAGAAGTGTTAGCCAACCTCCAGTTGGAGCGACAAACGGCGATGCAGGAGGCTATTGATGGCGATGTTAACCAAAATAACGAACACTTTCGCCAGGTTGGCTTGTTCAAAGGTCTTGGACGGGTGGAAGACCTGGTTGTTGAAATGATCGAAGAAACACAGAGCAAAATAAAACAGGAGCAAACATATGAGCGAACAGAATGAACACGTAGTTGGCGAAGAAGACTTGCGCCCGGATGGGTTGCCGAACACGGTGGAAGGCGAGCAAGACGTCAAGGCTGGTGACACTGGCAAGGGCGCTGATGATAAGGGTGGTGAAGGTGACAAGGGCACGGAAAAGCCCGTAACCGAGGATCGTCTCGCTGAAGTCCTTGAAACCCTTGTCGCCAAGCGTGACGAGAAGCAACCGGAGAAACAATACACTCCTGAGGAAATCGACCAGCTTTTGCAGGTTTACAAGCCGAGTGAGAAGCTGATTACAGACTTGCGGGCTGAAGACCCTAAAGTCGCTCTTGCTGCGATTAAGGAGCTTACGGCTGGTGTCATTAAACAGGCCAACACAATGGCCGACTTACGAATCCAGCAAATCGTCGGCGACCTGCGCGAAAAAGAACTAACGCCGCTACAACGCTACTACCAAGAAGCCGCGGCACAGCGCGAGGAGCAAGCGTTCTACACAAAGAACGACGACCTCAAGCCATACGAACTCATTGTTAACGCCGTAACGGCGAAAATCGAAGCGTCTGGAAAGCAATTCGATTCCAAAGAAAAAGTTTTTGATGAAATCGCGCGCGTAAGCCGCGAAGCAATCAAATCAATGGGGATCACTCCAAAGAAGGGTGCGAACGGCTCTGCCGGACGAACTTCATCCTCTAGTGGTTCTCGGATGTCCGCGCTGTCTAGTGGCAGCGGTGGACGGGCTGCTGGTGGAGGCGGAGCGGGAGGCAATAGTGCCGACCGCAAGCCTGGTATGGCGGTCTTTGACGCAGACGAATAGCAAATCGAAAGGACAAAGAAAATGGCAATTCTAGGTCTGGTCTCCACTGAGTCAATGTCGCAGCCGACATACTGGGAGGCCAATTTTAGACGGAAGGTGTTTCATCAGTACCCAAACGGCGCGATGAGTATCATCGGCCTTTTGTCGTTGATGAAAACAGAAACGGTTCCAACACCAGAGTTTACCTGGTGGGAGGAAAGGTTCAAGCGGCAATATACAACGACAGCTTCGCAAGGTTCCTCGAAAGGCCCGTTCAGGCTCGATGCGGACGCCGTCGACGGTGCTGATCCGTTCTTGCCAGTCGTTAACACCGCATTCACTCTCTACGTTGCTGACAACACGATGTTCCGTGTTGGCCACGTGGTGATGATAACGGGGTTGACAAATGCTGGCGGGACGGTCACACTGGCACCAATGCGGGCAGTGGTGACGTCTATTGTGTCGACCACCAAAATCCACATGCGCGCTATCAGTCTCCCAGCTGGTATTAGCACGGGGTTCGACAATGGTGCGACGAATGAGAACGTCGGCAAGGGAGTCCTTGCGATTGGCACGGCTTTCGCGCAAGGCGTTGTGAATCTCACTGGCGAGGTGTTCTACCTTCCTGACTCCTTTGGTAACAACACTCAAATCTTTCGCACTCCGTTCAGCTTCACTCGCAATGCGATGAAGACTCCGACGAAGTTCGACGAATCTGGGGTGTACAAAGAAAAGGCGAAGCAGCACTCGCTTTATCACATGGTCGAGATGGAACGCGCGATACTGTGGGGCGAAAAGGCGAAGTACACAGCGTCGGGCACAACCGATCCTACAACTGGTGCTGGTTTGCCAGAGTACAAGACTGGCGGCATTGTTGGTTGGTTCTTACCCAAGTGGGAAGAAGCTGACACTGCCTACCGTGGCGGCACCGGAGCAGCGGCCTTGACGCTCGACTCCGACGACGACAAGCGCATCATTGCCAATTCAACTGGCACGATGAATGAGCAAACGTACGACGATTACCTCGAAAGGGTCTTTCGTAAGACGAATAACGTGACTAACGAGCGTTTGGCTGTTTGTGGTAATGGCCTTTTGAAGGTCGTGAACCAAATGTACCGCAAGCTTGGCACGCTGCCTCTTGAAGTGCCAACACAAGAAGCCTTCGGGATGCGGATTGTGCGCCACGACTCGCCATTCGGTAGCATTTACTACAAGAGCCATCCGTTGTTCAACGAGGATAAGACTGGTGTTGCGACAGAACTCTATCGCGCGGGCCTCTTCCTCGATGTCCACAACCTCCGCTATCGGCCAGTAAGCGATAGCGACACCTTTCTTCGCCGCGGTATCCAGACTCCGTCGATGGACGGTCGCACTGACGAATGGCTCTCGGATGCTGGCCTACAAATGATGTTTCCAGAGGCTTTCATGTTCCTCCAGAATGTTAATCAATACGTACCATAACCTTTTATGGCAAACCTCTTAGCCTCCAATGTAACGGTCCTCGACGCTTGGACCACGGGGGATACAAGTTCAAAGCGTAACGTGGTAAAGCGGGTCAAGTGGACGGGTACAACGGCTGGTGGAGCAACGAATCTAATCGTTGCCACCGCCCTTGGCCTCACGAAGATTCTGCGTTGTAGCAACATTTTGTTGGATGCTACGACAAAGCAAGTCTTTCCCGCTGTACCAAACGCTGACGGTTCGGCGATCTTTGCGTCGAACCCAGCACAAGGCACCGATGCCAATAGGGCCGATCCTGCTGACATTGCGACGTCAACTGACTACGCATACTGCACAATAGAAGGGGTATAGTTCCCCTTCGTAACCAAAAGGAAAGAAAATGGACACGATCAAAAACACTGAAAACGTCCGCGAAATGGACCCTCCTATGCCGGGTCCAGTGAACTACGATCAGGCGGTGCAGAAGACCGCGAGCCTTCCGGCAATTCAGCCTGGTGAGAACGACGTTGGGTCGTACAAAACCGGGGGGCAACCGAAGGATGACCTTGGCGGCCTCGCCAAGTTCAAATAAAGGAGCGTTGGATACGGGAGGAGTGGTTACACATCGCCACTCCTCCCTTCTGCTATGACATCGAACGATCTGATGAACGCTGTGGCGTCGTTTATGCAACGACGCCCTGATAATTTCACCAAGAATGGGTTCGATTGTCTCTTGCGTGCGTGCAATAACGCGCGCTTATATGCCGAGCGTCAGATTGATTTCGAGCTTTCGCGGGTTAGTGTGACGGTGCCAAACGTTGACCTGAATAATGGTGGCAGCCTTGATGACGCAGTGCTTTATGGAACGTTAGATCCAGTTAATGTCAAGAAAATAAAGCGCCCATTCATCGCATTTGGGTCTAATAGCAACGCGGTACCTGTTGGATTCTACTCGCGCGATTCATGGCTCAAGCGACTAAAGCGACTTTGGGAACAGGTGCTTCCACCACAAACCGCCGCAGTTACCATCCAAAGCCTTCAACAGTTCTGGACAAGGGAATTTGTTGCAACACTCCAACCGTATGCCGTGATTCAAATGGGCCGACAGGTGTATGTCGCGCCAGCCGACAAGCAAGCACTTGGCCAGACTTTTAGCCTCGATTTCGATGTCTTGAAGTTTTTGCCGAATTATGGCACGTTCAATCAAGGCGGGCAAACAGACTCTACCGTGGTTGGAAAGCTTGTTGATAGCACGGCAGCGTTCTTGCCAAGCTCGGTTCGGATTGGGCAGGTAGTGACGAACGAAGCAACAGGCGCAACGGCGATAATAACAGCCGTCGATAGCGCGACAATGCTGACTCTGAGCACGGATATTTTCACAACGGGTCAAATCTACTCGATCCTTGTTGCTAACGAAACCGACTTCCTTCTAGATAACTGCTTTGATTGGCTCATGTATCGCGCCATATGGGAGCTAAACTTCTTTTTGAAAGAGGACGAGCGTGTGCAACTTGACCGCGATCTTATCAACGAATCATGGGAGGCGGTTAAGTCGTGGAACGAAAACCTTATCAACCTTGCAACCGACAATAGCGACCTAGCCTAACGTTATGGCATCATATCCGAGAATTAGTCCGGCGACGTTAGCGAACTTTTCGCCAGTCATTGACGACCCGCAGAACAGCGAAGATGCGAATAAGGTTGGGGAGGTGGACCTACAAACAAGGCGCTTTATTAGCGACTTTTTGGAGACGAAGTTTGATTCGTCGAATGGTGATGTTTTGCTGCCTAGCGCATTAGCTGATGCCTCGGTTGATGGAAAGGTTAAAGGCTCAACAAGCAACAGTGGCACGCAACAAAGCATCGTGCAGGGGACGGTATCAACGCCTGACCTTCGTGATGATGCCGTCAGCGCAAACAAGATTCTAGCAGCGGCGGTCACAACGGCTAAAATAGCCGACGGCAATGTCACAAACGCGAAGCTCAACGATGGCGCGGTTACGACGGTGAAGATTACTGACGCCCAGGTTACGACTGCGAAAATGGCGGCGGATTCGGTCGATGCGACGGTTCTTAAGGACGATGCAACAGGAGTGGCCGGAGCTGTTACGACTGACCATATAAGGTCGACAGCGGTCACGCAGGCTAAGGTAGCGAATGCCGCGATTGGTCCAAATCAGCTTTTTCTGGCGACAAACGTTGGGGATATTCTCGTCGCGGACTCTGGCAAGAAGTTTCAATCCGTGGCGTTGTCGGGCGAAGCCACGATAAGTTCGGCAGGAGTGCTGACACTTGGACAAAGTGGAATCTCGGTCGTGGAGGAAAAAGCGGCGAATGGAGTCAGTGGAGGGGGTTCGACCGCTACAACTTGGAACCTTCGTGGGTCGACTGTGCCGTGGGTGATAAAGTTTCAAACCGTCGCGAGCATGATTAGCCTTGCACTAGGGAGCGGTAAGATTAGCTTTGGGGCGGCGGGGACGTATATCGTGCGCGCACAAGCGAATGGGTATAAGGTTGGCAAGAACGTCATTCGCATCAACCGTTTTAATTCTGGCAACATCTCGCAGGAAACCTTCAACGGCACCGCGCAACAATGCCCTGCGGCGGCGGCGATTACGACACAATCGTTTGTCGAAGCGCGGATAGTGATAGCCTCTGGTGATTATATCACTATCGAGCATTGGACCGAGTTAACCGAAGCCGTTGACGGTTTTGGCTTAGCTGTCTCTAGCGGTAGCGGTGACGAAATTCATGCGACTGTCGAAATCAGGAAGTCAATCTAATGGCCTCGACACGACAACCTGTTCTCTACGATAACCTGCTTGGTGGGTTGGAAACGTCCCTACCTGCACACCTTCTCCAGCCTAGCCAATGGCGCACGCTTCACAATATGCGCCATGATCCGGGGTTGGTGCAGGTTGAGAAGAAGCGTGTCTACGCAGCGTTTGACACGACAACCGTCCTCTGGATCGGCTCGATTCCTAATCCAAACGCGCAAGGGTATGGGAAGGTGTTGTTCCTCACGACCAACGGCCTTTACACCATCATCGGCGATGCGCTCAAAACCGGCCTAGTAACCGATTCTAACTATCGTCGCTGGTCCATCTTCCTCTATAACGGCTCTCTCTACTACATCAATGAACTTAACCCTTTACGTCGTAACGATGGCTCCAGCGACGTCGCACTCGCCAACGCTCCTAGTGGAAGATATGCCACATTATGGTACGATCACGTTGTGGTTGGATTTCCCACTTACAAAAACAGCGTTTATCCCAACAGGGTCATGTGGTCTGACCTATACAACTTTGGGGTGTGGGAGCCGGACAACACGAACGAAGCCGATCACTATGATTTCGTAGAATGGCAGAATACGGATTTTCCTTTTTGCGGAGTGACGGGGCAGGGGAAGCTTGGTAGCACGCTTTGGATTTATACGCCGACAGCGTTGATTCCGATGGTGTATGTTGGTAAGCCGAAGGTGATCCAGGTTGTGGAGAGCAATATCATCACTGGGATAGGGAACACGTTCCCTTGGTCGCTAGCGGTGATGAATAACGTGCATTTCTTTTTCGATGGGATTAGGAAGACCTTCTTCGCGTTCGATGGACAAACGCCAGAGCCGATTGGTGAGCCAGTGCGGCAGTATATGGTCGATAATCTCAATCCTGATCCCGCGCTTGCGAGTAGAATGTGGGCTTCGGTGGACTTCCAGCGCGGTGAAGTTATATGGCGCTTTGTATCGCGCGATAGCGATGGGCCATTCGATAAGCTTGTTCGATTCTCGTTCTGGTATAAGCGTTGGTCGACAGGTTCAGATGAAAATGTTCATGCTTTTTGTGGTCCGACGTTTCGAGTCAAAACAATGGGCGAGCTTACGGGCACGATGGGTGGATTGACTGGCACAATGGGAATGCTTGGAACAGATGGCACGGAGATACCGCGCTTGTATGGCACCATTGGCGGCGATGGAACACCGATTGGTGTTGTGCCGGTGCTCGGCGAGGGTCAAGAGGGTGTCGGTGAAGGCGGATCAGGATTCGGAGAACCACCATGAAAAAATACATAGTAGCGTTGTTTTTGTTGTTGGCGCTGTCGTGCCAAGCCGCGCTTATTACGAATGTGCAGAGGCTTTCGACTTTTGGCATCGTCAATAGCATGTCTAGCACCGATTATGTGGCAGTTGGAGTATACTCGAATGGATTTGATCGTCTTCGTGGCATTCCAGCGAGTCAGTTTTTTGGGACTGCTGGGTCTAACACTCTTCTTGCTATCACGAATTTTGTAAAGGCACAGAATACGATTGTGTCGAATGGAGTAGTGACATTGATAATTAACACTAGCAATTCGCTTTTTACGGTCAGTACGATTGTGTCTAACGGTGTGATTCAGCAGCTTTTGATTCTGAGCAATTACGTAAACCTAGCATCTAGTAATAGAGTGGTAGTGTTGCCAGACACTAACACAACAGTTGTAGTAACCTCCACCAATGGTGTTATTTATTACGCTGTGAGTTCTACCGCGTCTGGTGGAGGCTTTGATAGGCTTAGGATTGACACTAATGGTGTGATCGTTGGCTTAGGCACAAATATCAGTTGGACCTATGGCATAACGGGATCGGTTGCTGGAGCGACGTTTACTCTAGGTGTTGACGATAGTTTCGCTAATAGTAGTATTTCTAACGGAGTGATCCAGCAGCTTTTGGTACTTAGTAATAATATAAGTAGTGCGCTTTCTAGTTTTGAGGTTAAAACCAATGGTGTTAGTGTTGGCTTCGGTACTAACTTTAATTTCACTACTGGTGTAACCGGATACCTTTCTGGATCTACTTTAACTCTTGGAGTAAACTCTAGTAGCACTTTAGGTATAGGAACAACTAACTTTTTGAATCTATCTGTCCAAGCCGCAAAACTTCCTAACACTAACTATCCAGGAATAGACGCTGGTTGGCAGAGCTGGGAATTAGTTTATTACGAGACGAACGATATTGGGACTAGGACTACTCTTAATTCTACGTTCCAATTTTTAGTGCCTCCAGATTACGCAACAAACACGATGCGTTTGCGTATTATGAGTACTTTACTTACAACTAATGGACCAAACACTAGTAACACTATTTTCCAAGCGTCATGCCTTCGAGCGGCATCCGGTTCTGGAATAGACCTGCACACGAACTTATTTGGGACAATCGCTAAGGGTACAAATACGTGGTCTGCCTCATTTGATGGCACCAATAAGGTGCAAGTGCTGGTCATAGACCTAGGAACCAACTCAATGCTGGCACAGGGGGATTTGGCCATCCTAAAGCTGGGTCGAGAGGCCGCGACGGACACCTTCGATGGGCCAACGGCGGTGGTCGGGCTTCAACTGGAATACACAAGGCCATGAAATTCCTAATCGCATTATTGATTTCCTGTTATTGTTGTTCTGCCGCCGTAAGAACCAAAAACGGCGCTCAAGACCTTAAAACAACACTGACAACGACTGCTAGACAGACAGAATTATTTGCATTCATTACGAATTCCAGTTCACTCACGATTGCATGTTGGGTGAAATATGACTTCACGGATGCCGGGGTAAATGCTCAGCTTTCACAAGGAGCCTGTCAGGGATTGGTGAATAAAGGCAGCTTCGGTTCAGACTTCGGTGGAGTTCCTTTGCAGTTCAGCCTTTCTTCCACGAATGAGAAGATGCAATTCTTCTATTCCAGCCCCAATCTGACCTTCAGGCGATGGACAACAACAGCATCCAAGGTCCAAACAAATCTGTGGATGCATCTGGCGTGCAGTTTCACATATAGTAATTCGGAATCAATAGCCATGTATGTGGACGGCATTTTGGAACCGGGATCGTGGATACAGAATGATGGGAATGCTGTTGGAATTACAAATCAAGGCGCGTTTCACGCATTCGTTTACCAGTTCGACAATCAGTTTCATGGTAGTTCATTCTTTGGTGGTTCAATGTCTGACTTGGCAATTTGGACGAACATTGTTAGTGCCGGAAATATATTCAAACTGGCCAAGAGCAAAGTGAAGTACATGCCTTTGCAAGTGCAGCCTGAATCCATTTTCGTTTACTATCCAATGGACACTTCCCCGTCCCTGCCCGGAACTCCAGGTCCGTCAAATCGAGACTTGGACCGAACACTAAGCAGATTCGTTTTGGATGCTGGAGGACATTTTAACGGGGAGAGAACTTTGAGTTATCAGCCGAATCAGTGACTATGCCAACATTTGGAGTCCTTCTTCGTGACGAGATCAAGGCTGATGACGATAGCGATTTGCTAGCGGCTGACGATCCCGTGTTAGAGTCCGGCGACATGCACTACGGTAATCTCAACGCTGAAAAAGAAACCGATTCTATAATGCCAAACGCGTCGTTCGGTGTCGGGACACAGCTTGCGGTTTATGTGCACGGACGTAATTATCTAAGCGACTTGGTAGCATGGACTGATGCTGATACCTTCGTTGGTAACTGGAGGCCGTCGATGGTGGAAGGAAAGCTAACGTTCACGGAGAAAAAACGATATGGGAAGGTGTTGAGGTATCGCTTTGTTGGTGTCGGCTTGCGCGGGTTGAGGTTCGATGCGTACTCGGTCAATGTCTATGGCAAGGGCGCAGAGCGTTAGCCTCTTAACCTTTCGCCACGAAAAGCTAAAATATGGCGTGTGAAGGACAACGAGAGTGCTTGAATCCGGGGCAGTATTGTCCTGAGAATCGGTATTGCTTGGCGGATTGTGTGACGCCGCCACTCGACCTTCGCTTCGTGCCGGGGCATTACATTCCGGGGATTCCGAACGTGCCGCCAGTATTGGAAAGGATTTTTGATTTGGATTGTCCAGAGGATGACGAAGTTGGAGTGGTTATATCGCCATCGTCAGGGCAATCGTTTTATAGAACCAACGATCCGATTTTCAATCAACGATACCGCGCGCGGCTATTCGTGTTTCAAGCCAATAGCGCGGGAGAGTACATGATAATACTCTCGAACGTTTCTGGCTTCTCTCCGTTCATCACAGCCTCAAGAAGCTTTGCAACATCATGGCAGGCTACTGGAGACACACTAGTTTTCAATGTCGAAGCTGATCAAACTGGTCCAATAACAATTGAGGTTACGACCGAAAACCCCAACGAGTTTGGTTCCTTCGACCTCCACCTCCAGTGCCAGATGACTGTGTTAGCTTACTGGAAAATGGACGAAACTGGTCTTGGACCATTTAATCATGGTCCAACTAGAATAGACTCAGCAAACGGAATTGAGCTTGCTGTTGTGACTACTCAAGGGGTCTTTGATGATGTTGGTATATTAGGAAGGTCGGCACGATTTACAGCAACTCCTGCACTTTTCAATAGGTTACTTTTAACCCCGAGAAGTATAGATTTACCATATGGTAGTGAGGATGTCACGGTAACAGCGTGGTTTTTTCTTGAAACTAACTCTGGTAAGAACCTTAACCACCAAATAGCAGAACATAATATCTACCTTGGTGATATTGGTGGTATTTTCAAAGGTCGTTTAGGGTTGTACTATAACGGCTCTTTGGATTCTCTGTTCGTGAAGATCGCCAATTCTTCGGGTAGTGAATCAACGGTTACTGGACTAACTGGAATAACCCTTAATCAATGGTATTTCATCCAAGGAATGTACGAGCAGTCCACCGGCCTTCCAAAGATAAGGATTGATAACGGCTCTATTATCGTTGGAGCTACTCCTAAAACTATAAGTAGTGGTGATAGAGGGGAGCTACAGTGTAGCCATCTCACTGTTTTTCCTACGGGTGCATCGGATGTTTTTAGGATAGACGAGATTGGAATATGGCACCGAGCGTTAACGACGATGGAGTTTGATGATATGTGGAATGGTGGAGTAGGTAAGACCTGGCCCGATGTTCCAATGTAATGAGCCTTTATCACCAGCTTGAGACCGTTGAGATACCGACAATCGGGCAATTTCGGATACAACCGTTGGAGCAGGATGAAGAGGTAGTGAAGCCTAATGCGCAGTTCGCTCCACCAGCATCCTTGCGCCTCGACCAACAAAGTGATGAAGAAGGCGACCCGTTTATTACGAAGCGCGACCAACCTGCGCAAGTTGAAACCGCGATTCCGGTATCGTCCGTTTCCAATAGGATTTTCGGGAATGGTAGTGGTGACAAGAAGACACAAAAGAGGTTGGTATACGATCAAGAGGATGTTCCAGCGTGAACGATCAAGAGGCACTGGCGATTTTGTTGAAAGAGCGGCGTGAAGAGCTCGAACGAGAGCATCGTAAAAAACTAGGGCTTGAGCCTATTGTAACCGACCGTGACAAAGAACAATTCGAGCGATTCGTGCGGCAGTTTGAACGCTCTTGCTGTGGATAGGATTTTATGCCAGACGACGTAATCATACAAGCACAGGATACGACGTTTCAAAGAGCTGGCCTGACCGACCAGCGTCGAGGATACTTCCTACCTGGTGGCGTAAGCCTTCAATACCCGTTGTTGACAGCAACAATGTTCAACATCGAACAGGTGTTGCTAGCTGCGTTGATGTCGCAAGACCCACAGTGCTTGCCCGGTGGGTTAACGCTTAAGAACGTTCAGGAAATTAGCCCTGAGGTTTTTAATGGCGCGGCTGAGCTACAACTAATCTGGCAACAAGACCCATTCTCAACCGAGTTTGAAGATGAAACCGAAGCTCTTTACAATCGCGGCTACGCCATTGCGCGCTCCGCTGCGATTAGTGGCCCTTCAAACGTGCGTGGTGCAACTGCTCGTCAAGGATTTGAACTTGCAGAGTTGGACACTCAACAAGCAATCAATCGCTTTAGGGAAGTGTGGCAAAACCAGCTTGCCGTGGCGCAGCTTGTTATTGCAGCTATACAAGCTCATAACACCATTGCTAACGCTCGAAGAGCTGTCCAGCTTCAAGCTCAGCAATTACAAGCCGGGACCGAGCAAGGAAGAGTTGTTCAAGCGTTGTCAGCAGCAGAGCAATTAAGCCGCGTACGGAATGATCACATTCGTGGCTTCGCTGCTGGTGCGGAATTTCTTGGTCAAGCTCAGATGACGACTAATGAAAGCTTGACGGGTCGTGGTCAACAAGGCGCAGTAAGCACCGCGTTTGGAACAAGCTATTGGAGATAAAAATATGCCAGAAGGATATGTAAGTGGTGAACCATTCACACGAAATCCAGCAGCCGTCAAGAAAGTTTTTGACGACTATATGAATGATAGATTAGGGGCTAGAACAAGAGTGCCTGAAGAAGCGCGATCTTTTGGATCGCAGTCTGGTGATCTTGGTAGTTTCTTGGCTAGTTCTGGAGGTGGAGGAAGGACTCCATCACCGGGGGGATTAGACCTTCATGCGCTCTTGAACCGCGGGATTCAAGGCACAATGGCAGGCGCGCAGGAAGAGACTGGGATTAGAAGACGCAAAGACGCGTCGGATTTGCTCACAGCGCAGTTAAGCCAAGCCGCGCAAGAATTGCAGAATAGAATGCACGGATACGAGTTTGAGCAAGAAAAGCAGTTTGATACGGGATTGGCACAGGACCCAAGGTTGCAAGCGTCGTTAGCAGATGCGTTTTCAAGGTCTGGGAATCCCTTTTTGACAGCGCCGACAAGTCGACACGCGTTGGCAGCGTATCACCAATTCGGGCCAGCAGTGCAAGGGCACAATGAAATCGCGGCGAGTATTTTGAAGAACTATCAGTTGACTGCGTCGCCTGGTGCTCCTGATCCACCAGAAGTAGCATGGGCAAAGAAGGTTTTGGGTGTTGGCGGTGCTGGAGGCGGTCAGCCGCCATCTAATCCACCACCAGATAATAAAACTAAAGAGCAGGTTCCTTTTGGTGCTCTTCGTGCTGCCGGTACTGGTGTAGTTGGTGGTGTTGGTGCTTATGGAGGTAGTAAGCTTTTTGAAGCCGGAGCGAAGAGGTTTGCTCCTAGCATGTCACCAGGAAAAATGGCTGCTGGTAAGTTTGGATCGGGTTTGGTTGGTGCTGGTATTGGACAAACAATCTACAATCTTCTTGGCGATCCACGAGGAATCGAAGCTGAGCGTGAACACCCAATCGCGGCCTTAGGAGGGACGTTAGTAGGTGGTTACGCCACTGGAAAAGCGGCGGAAGCAGTGAGTAAGGTGCCGTGGTTGGCAAGATTAACGAGCCGGTATCGGGCTGGACAAGCCAACCTTGCACAAACCGAAGCAGCGCAAGCGCCGAGTAGACTACAATTACCAGCACCACAACAAGAAGCACCAAGTGGTATGGCAACAACACCACAATCAACAGCGTTAGGCGGTTCGGCAGGTGGGCCACAAATGGGAGATTTCGTGCGACGATTCAAGACTTTCTATAATCGCAATCCGACGGCCGAAGAGCTTGAGTCGTTTGCAAGAGGGCAAGGACCGACGGGTGGGCGGAAGCTCCTACCTGCGCCAACGGAGCCTTACAAGCCTAATGTCAAAGGCCACGAAGAGTTCATCAAACAATACTTCGGTGAACGATGAAAAAAATATTGTGTTGGTTAGGTTTTCACCGTTGGGTGAAAGAAAGTGACACTTTGAAGGGGTTCAACGATGAAGTCTGTATCATGTGGAAGCAATGCGACCATTGTTTGAAAAGTAGGGTTTTGTTGATTTCTCGACGTTTCATACCAAAAAGCAAGGATTGAAAAATGCCCGACCAACCGTTCGAGCCTCTTGTAAACCAAGAACAGCAGAATCCTGCACGGAAGCTATCGTCTTGGCTTGATACGATTTTTCGACCCGTTGGAAGGCCACTAGGAGCAGTTCTTGGTGGCCTTGCTTCGTCAATAGCGCCAGCTAAGTACGAACAACTCGCTGGCGAGAAGTTTCAACAAGCAGGGGAACATTTGCCTCGTCTCGCGCTTGAGCTTGCCGCTGCTGGGTCCAGACGGCTGCCTGTTAAGCTCGCCGGATTAGGGGATGTTCTCCTGCGTTCTTCGACGGAGCCAGGTTCGGATATTGGGACGGGACTGGGAGAAACGGCAGCGTTTGCGACAGCTCCGTTAGCGGGAGGATTAGCAAGGCGCGCAATAGCGCCTATTGCTGGCGCGGCAGAGCGCCAATTCGCTTCACCGCTAGGCCGCTTGCTCGCTAGGAGCGCCGTACAAGAGCCTGCGGGCATAGCTGGCGGGCTTGTGCCATTCGAGGCGGCAGGGGCGCTAGAGGCTTATCGTAGAGGGCAGTTAAAGGAGCACTTGGAATCGTTGGGTTCACCAGAGCATCTTATTGGTACTGCTGCTGGCGTGTTGCCGTTTGAAGCCGCGAGGATTCCAGCGGGGTTTAGAGCGTTCACTGGAGCATTGGTGCAGAAGACGCCGATAACTGATAGCGTCGATTTGCACCGTGTGCACTGGATGGCAGGAGAGGTGCCACGGTTTAGGGACTTTGGTAGCGAAGAGTCGGCTAAAGACTTTGCGGATGAGGTAAGGCGCACTGTCGGTGGCGAGCCGACGGTTGAAGCAGCGGGGAGTGTTCCGCGCCAGCGTGTCGTGTTCAACATGGCCTTTAAGCCTGAGCAGTTGCAGAGTGGTTTCGGATTCACAGGGGTCGATCTCCTTAACGACCCCGCAACGAGTCTTCGCTTAGCGCCCGACAAAGAAGGTTTCCTTGACTCCAAGAATCTTGTTGGGAGGTTGAAGAATGTCCTACATCCGGTGGAGTTCGAGTCGTATGAGAAGGCTGGGCTTGGGGAGTTCTTGAAGGACAAGAAGAAGGTGACCGCGCAAGAGATGCAGGATTGGATTGGAGAACATGGGCCGAAGGTGGAGGTGAAGGTGTTGTCGAGTCAAGGACAAGCTTCGGCTGGAGCCACAGAGCGCGCTAACTTGGAGCACCAGCTTGATACTATAGACCCTCAATGGAGGGCTTTAGATGTTGACTACGTAGAACAAAACTGGACTCTAGAACAAAAACAGCTTTATCACAAGTGGCAAGATACTGACGCTGAAGCTCGCTCGTCTTTCGACCCCGACGTCTACCGCTCAATCTCTCCAAAGGACGCGGACCAGACGGTGGTGATGGTTAGGGTGCCAAGGAAAACTAAGTTGCAAGACGTTGAAACTGACGCTGAGTGGGAAAAGGAAAAACCTTTACATATTGGCTCCCACTTCGGTCCCGAAGACGTCAATGTTCTAGCCTGGTCACGTGGCATATGGGAGGACGTTGGAGGGAAGAGGGTGTTTCATGTGATTGAGGTGCAGAGTGATTGGGCACAAAGGTTGAAGGAAGATACTGAGAAGTTGAACGCTCGTATAAAAGAGCTTGGCGCAGACGAAGAAACTTTTCGGGTTCGTAGGGAACTTATAGAAAAACAACGTCACCCTCTCCTCCGCGACTACAACCGCCTAGCCCTCAAAGCCGCGATTGACCACGCGATTAAGAGTGGCGCTGACTCGATAGCGGTGAGTGATGCCGAGACGGCTATGATGACTGAGGGGCATGATTTGGCGGCGAGAATAGGAAAGGAGGTGGAGCGTAAGCCCATCGAACCTAACATGGATGTTTTCCAATGGGAGGCAAAGAGAGCTGAAATTCGTCGTAGGTATCCAGACGAAAAAAGATACACTATAGAGCCGCAGTGGATTTCGTCTACTGAGGCTTACGCCAAAGTCGTTGACCGTGATCAATATGAAGTTCCCCAAGAACCCGGAATGCGCCTGAACTACGACCGCATCCTTCCAGAAATAATGAGGGAGTTGACAGGGGACAAGGGAAAGAGGGTAGTTTTTGGTATTCATCAAAACGCTATTGAAGAAGGTTCTCAAGAAGGAGACCTTGCCGGTCCTACTCCGCGCTCTAACCTAATCTTCAAAAACCCCGACAACACCCCAAAAACCTCCTCCACTGGCCTATCCTTCGACCTCACAAAAGCCAAGCACGAGTTAGAAAAGCGTGGTGGCTGGTCCGTCTTCGCACGCGATAAGATCGTCCGCGAGCAGGTTCAGAGGATGGATGTGGAAGGCTACGAGCCGGATGAGATTCTTAGAGCGTCGGAGAATGTTAAGACATTGCAGCCATTAAAAGGCGAAGATGCGCTTCAAACTATGGCGCGTTCTGTAGGCATCGACCCTAAGTTGTTCGCGCGACTCGGACCTGGTGAAGCCTTAGAGCGCGCTTTTGATTTCTTTGCGAGCGTGTATCATCATAACTTTGGTGAGACACCGGAGAGAGCAGCGTATCTGGCAAGGCAGACTATGACACCGTTGGCAAGGTTCGCTCCGTATTTGAAGCAGACGGCGTTCGCGGTGGCACCAGCACAAGAAGGAGCATCGCATTTGTTTACTGTGCCAAGGCCACTGAGTGAGATGGCGACGTATTTGACCTCGCTAGCCGATCTGCCAAAGGCGACTAAGGGCACCGTGTCGACCGATTCAATGGTCTTTGAAATGGCACGAATGGCTGGTCACGAAGCCGCGCATAATATGGGGACGGAGGTGCTATCGCCAACAGGAGCGGCTACTCCACAACAACGTCAATCCTGGATCAAGGCAATGGCTAGTGTCGAAGCCATTCCGCCACAAGAGCGCGCTAAGGTGATGCAGAATGTGATGCAGTTGATGGTGCCACCGTCGAAGTATAACGAGGTTTCCAAAATTAACATGGATCGGTATGCTACCGAGCCAGAGGAGTTCTTGGCTGACTTTGCTGCGATGATCAGCGTTGGGTCGTTGAATGGTAAGACGAAGAACAACCTTCAAGACCTAATGCAGTTCGGTGACAGAGCATCGCAGGATTTTGGCCAAGCAGTGTATCGTGACCTTACTTCCATGTGGGGAATGGTCCGCGATTGGATGCGCGTTAGTATGGGGTATAAGCCTGATATGCAGGCAAAGTCGATAATGAAGCGCGTTGACGATGTTTACAAAAACCTCACCGACCTAATGGCATCGCATAACGAGGCGGAGAGGACGTTCGCGACGTTCAACGCGTATATGGATCGAACGAGCCTTGGTCCGTTGGAGCCTCCGACGACTGTAAGCGCGGCTCAAATGCACAAGCTATTTCGTGAGCTTGACGATATAAATGCGTACGCGGCGTTTGCGACAGGAAAGAAGGTTGAAACGTCGCAGCAAGACATGAAGCTTTTTGACGAGCTATTGTCGTATGTGAGGCCGTACGAGTCGAGCGAACGAGCAGCAGGTGAGCACCTTACGTTCTGGCGCGATACTTTTAAGCCAATGGTGCAGCTTGTGGAGTCATTGAAGGATAAGGTGCCGAGTAGCATTCCGGTTTATGACCTCGGCAATTCCTATCGTGGGCAAGTGTCGGATGCTCAAACCGCCGCATGGAAGCTTTGGCAGACCACAGATGCAGAAAAAACCGAGCATCCGTTGGCAACACGGTTGAGTGGTGGGATTGACTGGAAGCGCCTTCGATGGCTTAGTAAGGACGGAACACCACAAGAGCGCGCATTCAATAAGCTAATGCTAGCGCATAACCAGCGTCAACAAGAGGAGAATAACGGCGAGATAATGACGCGCAAGGAGAAGGAGAAGCTTTCGTCGGAGTACAAGGGCTTGAGCGACGAGGACAAGAACCGAATGGACCAGAGTGTCGAGCAAGCGTTCGCAATCAATAAGCTCATGGCGAAGCGGTTGTGGGATAGTCATAAGGATAGAGTGGTATGGGGAATGACGAAGGTTTTGATGTCGCATAATAAGAACATGTTCCACGATAGGGCGTACGAGCTTGCGAAGGGAGCAGTTGATCTCTACTTCGATGAGCCGGTTGGAGCGACACCAGATGTACAAATCGCGTTTGCACAAAAGCGAGTGAATTTCATGGAGTCATTGCCAATGTCAGACGATGCGAAGGCGATGTTTGTCAAGGCCATCGAAGCGAATAGGAAACCGTGGTTAGACTTAGGCGATAAGCTTCTTGGACCAGTAGGGCAAGACGGCTTGCGACCTGGACGAAACTACATGCCCGAAGTTCGTACTCGTGAATGGCATGTGAACTGGAAGATGGCGTTGGAAGACCAGCCACATCATGAGGCGTTTAACACTGAGGCTGAGGCTGTGGCGAAGAAGAGAGCGTTAGAAAAACAGCCAGATTTGGAATACATTAAGACCTTCAATCGAAAGGACCGCGCTGAGCGTTTCCGCGGTATGGTGCAAGAAGAGATTTCGAGCGTGCAGCAGGATGCGTTGGATGCGTTGAAGAAAACTGTGCTGTCAGCCATAAGCCGCGAACACCCGGAGGCTGAGGACATTGTTAAACAGATTGACCAAGAGTTCCAGCCAGCGACAGCGTTCGCAAACATTGCCGTCTCGCCCTATATGCGTAAGCGCGAGTTCATTCCTGGACGCGAAAATCTCAACATGGCCGAGGTGTTGAAACGGTATGTTGATGCAGTGTCCTACCAGATGGCCAAGCGGCATGTCAAGCAAGCGGGGATTGCAGTGTTGTTCAATCCCGACATGCGGTCGAATACAGCGATTAGGAATGACTTTGAGAACTACTTACGCTTTGTGACCGATGCGGAGGGTAGGGAGTTCGACCTTTTCAAGAACCTGATCTTTACCAACTACATCGCGCTTAATCCATCGACGATGATGGTTGAGCCGACGCAGCAGCTTGTGACGTTAGTGCCGTACCTTGTCGAGCATGGTATGGGAGCGCGGGATGCGTACAAGATGTTGAGGGAGGTTAATAGGGACTTGCTCAAGATTAACCTTACCAAAGAAGGCAAGCTGTCGAACAAGTGGGAACAAAAGGCGCTCGAAGAAGCCGAGAACGCGAGGGTGATTGACACGGGTTTCACGGCCGATTTGCATGGGGAAGGCGATATTGACTTTGCTGGGACACGGTCGAGCATCATGGGTAACGATGCGATTAGTGAAAAGGTCGACTTGATGAAGTGCGCGTTGTATCAAATGCTCGCGGTTGGGAGGAAGTCGTATGGATGGGTGACGACAGCGAATGGGCGGGTGGCGCTAATCAGCGCGTTTCGACAAGGTTGGAATCAATCCAAGGCCCCGACCGAGGAAGGGAAGTACAACGAAGCCTATGGTTTCGCGCGGCAGGCGACGAGTGCGACGATGTTTGGCGGAGGAAGGGCGAATCGACCGATAGCGTTGCAACGATGGGGAAAGCTTAGCGGCATTGGTGGGGTGATGTACACGCTACAGTCCTACACGCTCAACACAATGGCGATGATGGCGAGGCTTACGAGGAAGGCGATAACGTCAAGCGTCAAAGACCCTGCCGAACGCGAAGCCGCGATGAAGGCGGCGGGGATAATGTGGGCGACCCAGTTCGCACTGGGTGGAATACTGGGGCTACCTCTAGTCGCTTCCGTAGCAGCCGTTCTCGAACAGATATTTCCTGGGTTAGATGTGCGTAAAGCAATGAGAGAAGGGCTTGTAGGACTCGCGGGTGATGACGAAGATATGGGTCACCTTGTAGCCGACGGATCAACGCGTGGGCTTTTGAATCTTTCAAGTGTGGACTTTGGTTCACGCTTTCAGCTAGGGAATTTCTTAGGTGTTTCGCCGTACGACGGGTTTTCATGGCGGAACTTGGCAGGACCGGGTGCGACGATGTTAGAGAACTGGAAGAATGGGGTTAGTCAGGCGAGCGAAGGTCGCTGGGGTGATGCGGTAAGGACGGCTGCGCCTGTTAGCGTGAAGAATGTTTTGAATCTGGTGCATGATGACTGGGCGATTAGGGATAAGGCTGGGCGGTTGATAGCGGAGTTGACACCAGTGGAACAAGGATTGGCCGCGATTGGTTTTAAACCGAAGAAGTTGGCACAATACTATGAGCAGCAGTCTATAATGGAACGTAGCGAGAATCGTAAGGCACGGGAGGTTAGGGATTTGCGGTCGGAGATCGCCAAGCTCATAAAGGAAGGTGATGTGGCTAGTGCGCGGCAAAGAATCATCGAAGGGATGCAAGAGGTTGGGCCATACGACCCTCTCGACATGGCACGCGAAGCCGCGCAATTAGCACAAGAGATGACTACACCTACACCCATCCCAGCCGGCTCTAGGGCAAACATGGCAGAGCAAAGTGACATCGCCAGGCTCTATCCTCGTGGCACTACGCAAAGCGAGCAACAACGCGTGCTTAGGCAAGCGGCGATTATGCGAGAGTTGGGTGCGACGACGGGCCGTCCTGACATACGCGCTATTCGCGTGGCGGCCCTTGTGGACCAGTATCTCCGCCAGAATCCGCGAGCAAACGTCGTTCAAGCTAGAGCGGCTGTTGAGAGGCTTTTGAGTCCTACGGCGCGACGACGGGAGGCGAGGTTTGTTGGAGGATACTAGCGCCGTTGACTGGCACGTCTCGCTTTTGTTTGTGTTCTTCATATTTTTCTGGTGAGAATACAAGGAGTTTTCCAGATAGCTCGGTGACGATGATTTGGTCCGTCTTGCAGAGGTGTTCTAACATCAGGTCGAATTCTTTTCCAACCACTCGGCATTCGTTAAAGAACCGTGCGCGCATTCGCTTTTCTAGGACAATGCCCCCAAGAGCATTGAGCATATCCATAAACTGTACGCTAACAGCAGCAAGCTCATTACGACCGACGCCAGCAGAGAACTCTCTTATGCGCGGCTCTAAGAGGTTAAGCATCGCAAAGGCGCGCTCGAAGTCATCGACTCCAATAACTAAGCGGGGATTGTAGTCTTCCATTGCTAGAAGCATGGCGACTTTGATAACTTGAATGTGCTTTGAAGAGTAGAATTGGGCAAGGACTGGGTCGTCTGGCTTCTTTATCTTCGGGCTAGTTGGGCCTTCGTACCAGGATGTCCACCACTTGTCAGCTTCTGGTGTCATTGAAAAGTCGCCTTGGAAGGATTCGGCTTTTAGAACGTGGAGATGGGCGATAGCACGCTCTAGCGCGGCTTCACCACCGGGAGGTGGCTTAGGATGCGCAATAGGAGGTTTGCCTTTGTCGACGACCATGACAAGACGACGACCGAGACCGCCGACGAAGATTTGGATCTTTAGAGTCCTCATCACCCACTCGTTAATAGCGCATCCGAGCATAGTGGTGTAGGGGAAAGGGACGACGTCTTTTCCTGTGTGCTTGAACGAGGTCGAGAAGTGCTCTCCATCGTAGGTGTCGACAAGGAAAGCGACCATCTTAACGAGGTCGACCGACAAGAGGTTTTCGAGTTCTGAGACGAAGAAAGCGAAAGGGTGGTACTCGAATATCTCACCAGAAGGTTTTCTAAATGTGCGTATTCCCTCGTCACTACCCATGAACTTTGCGACATCCTCACGTGAGGTTACGGAGGCACTAAGAGGGATGTCGGGGAAGTGCGCCATGAGGATTTTCTTGGCAATATGCATGGCGGTGGTCTTACCACTCCCGGCATCGCCGACGAGGCAGACGTAGATATTAGGGATGGTTTTGAAGTAATCGCGGTTGTAGCGGACCTTATGCGAGAGAACGCTAGAAAGCAGTGTCAGGCCTGACCAAACGTGGAAGGACTCCGGGCATTCGTTGCCGGAGTTGTAGAAAACATAGTCGGAGAGGAAGCCCATTTTACTGTGTAGCTGGATTGGTCATAAAAATTCCATCATTTATTCGGTGGTTAGTGCCTCCACTGCGTTCAATCAAAATCACGTTCGAGTAAATGAAAGTGTGCTGTTCGGTAAACAAAGATTCCAATCTTTCGACTCGATTTAACACAGAGATAGTGACGATAAGTAGGGATAGAACCACTATTAGCAAAACTCCTATAATTATTTTCATTCTTAGTCCTTCCACAATCCCAGTGTTCGCAAGAACGCCTCGGCGCGTTGAGCAGCTGTGGCATCTACTGCTTCATCCAAGCAGTCACTTGCTAACGTAATTCCAGCAAGATGCCTCAAATACCGTTTATGCTGTTCTGCTGTAAATACCTTTTGCGCCTCATGCATCGCGTTGAGGTCGTTGAGGTAGTCGGGTGGAAATTGCCCATGCCCGAATCTTTCCGAGTTAGGCCCGCGCCAACCTTTTAGCGGATAGGACGCACCGTAGGCTGTTTCTGTAGTCTCGCCGTGTTTCCATCCGCAGGCCTCCGCAATCGCGATTCGTTGTTGTTCGGGGTTCATAGTCGGTTTTTAACTTTTCGTAGGAGAAGGTTAAGAAGGCAACGTGATGATGGGATGGTTAGAAAGTGGTTGACTAATTCGTCTAAGCTCTAGTCTCTTGTTATTATCGACAGCCTCAGATCGGATAGGAAGAAGTTCAAGTTGTTTCATAAGCTCCATTTCTATGGTGTAGAACCTAGTGCCTCCCAGTTCTTCGATGCCATTGTTGGCTATAACATAGTTTAAGAAGGCGTTATACTCCCTCTGCATTTGTTCAAGCTCGGCGACGCGCTGTTGAAGCGCGAGAATGGTGCGTTGGGAGGCGGAGAGGTGATTGCTCATTTTGGTTGTTGGCGATGGAAACATTCAACCAGCTTCTCGATGACTTTTCTGGTCTCCGAGTAATCCATCGGATTGCATTTGTAGAGGTCGTGGACTAAATTGTAAAACTCCTTTCGACGGTCTTCGTAGATTTCTCTTAGGATAATCTCTTGGACCTTTTCGTAAACATGCCTTCTGGCCTCACTTTTTTCTTGGTAACCTAAGAGATTTGAAATGTAGTAAACCGTGTCAATTTGAAGTCTTCCAACGACTTCAATCGTTCGATCTCCGGTCTCGCTTTCTTGGTATCGGATTTTATTTTTTATTTCGTCGAGTGTCATATTCTTCCTTCTCGTTTTTCCTCGTCCCCAGCCTGACCCCACGATGACCCATACCCCCCATCAAACGGAATCGTTATCTTCTGCCCAGCGATATAAAGAGGGTTGTCAAACCATTCGTTAATTTTGCCAACTGCCCAAGCGGTATCGGCTTTGCGAAATTGGCCGACGAGGGCGTCGTGGACTTGGTGGAGGGGTTCGATGCGGAGTGCACTTCGCGCATCATGTTCACTAGCTTCTCTGGGAAGGGATAACCGAATCGGTTGTATTCTGTTTTCGGGATCTGTCCAGAGCTTGTACATCGCAAGGTTGGTTGCATACGTTGTATTAGCTTGAGGTTCAAAAGCGACAGCCTTCGGCAGAATCTTATCGAACTGGCCGAAGAAGTGGCGGACTTGGCCAGAGGCGGCGATTAGGGTCGGTCGTTCGCGTATCTTGTTCTCCATCCAACGATGCCACTTTTGAATCCCCGGATAGCGTTTGAAGAAGAACTTGTCGCGCAGCAGCTTGCACTCAGCTTCTTCGAGAATGAACTTGCCTTCGGAGTCGGTTAGGATTTGATTGGAGACTCGGCGTGGACCTTCGAGGTATGAGCACCCGTGCTGCACGCGCTTCATTCCGAAGTAGTCCCACGCTTCTGAGCTTACCTTCTTCGACGCTTCTTTGAGCGCGGCACGGTCGTTAAAGTCGACTTCAACTCCCCTAAGCGAGAGCACAAGAATCTTTGCTGGTTTAAGACCATATCCATAATCGTCAAGCATTGTATTGTCGCCAAGCATCGCACAATATGCTGCAACTGTCCAGCCGTCAGCACCGGAGAGGTCACATTGGAATAACCAGCAGTCTTCGTCAGCGAGGAACAAATCTCTATCCTGCTTGGGTATTGTTTGAAGATTATATCCAGACCCAGTAGGGGAGGTGTAGCAAGTAATTCGTCCCGTATCCGAACCAACAAGGTTGTATCCGCAGCGGACCCGCTTGTCGTTATCAGCACTAATTGAAAGCATCGTTTGTCTTGTATCGAGGGAACGAAGTTCAATACAATGTCGAAGGATTTCGACGCAGTCGAGTCGAGTTTTCTCCGCGATCTTGACGAGCTTGATAAGGGCTTCGTAGTCGGTCGTGAGCGTAGGCTCTTCTTTTTTGTCATCGTATTGTGGGGGTAGGCCGAGTTCGTTGTAGAGGAACGGTGGGAATTGGGTTTTGGAGTCAACGTTGAGCGAGAGCTTTAGGAGGTCTTCGATTTCGCCGAGGGTTGAGAGGGTGGGAGTAGGGTCGTGGAGCAAGGACTGGAAGCGGCGCGCATTGTCGATTTCGGGCTTGCGGACATTGCGCTCGGTGCCGACATCGTCAGGGAATGCTTTTTTGTAGTGGAAGATTTCGAGGGCACGCTGGTTCAACTCAGCGCGGGTTTTGAGGAACCGGCCTGTTAGCCCATTCAATCGCGCTTGGTGTTCGAACATCTGAGTTCGTACATCAGCGCGCCTAACGCTAGCAGCGGGAGCATTATAAAAAATCCCACGTAGCTCCATATACAAAAGAGGATTAAGAAGGGCAACGTTAAGGCGATAATGAGTAAGAGAAGTGCCGTGGACACGAGCTTGAAGAACCGAGTTGATTTCATAGGTTACGGCCGAGTCCTTGCAACAATACTCGAAGAAGGTTTTGTCGTCCTGGGACGTCCTTTCGCCTTTGTAGTATGGCTCGTCGGTACAGATCGAAGCCTGAACCGAAAGGGCTTTTTCTAGCTCTGCGTACAACTCCCACCATTTGAGCATTGTATCATCAACGACCCCTCGTACACGAATCCCGTAGGAGTAGTGTAGTACGAAGCGGTCATAGAGACTGTTTTGGAGGATTTTCGGAACATCAGGGTTCTCCATTAGGCGCGCGAATGAGCGCCAGATGCGTGCTTCGTCACGCGGGTTAAACGGGGATGAGTAGTCTTTGTTGAAGAAGGGGATTATGAAGCCGAAGTCTTTTGATGTCGCTATTGATACGCAAGACATAGCTCCGATGTAACCTTCAATATCGATTGCTATTGGCTGTTTGTCTAGTTTCTCCAACGCATCTATCTTCCAGCAGATAGCATTAGCGTCAGCTTCTAAGTCAAATCGTCGTTTCGGCAAGTTAAGCGAGGCTGACGCACCTTCCCTCACCGCCTTGCGTAAGTCAAATTGCAACAACGGCGCGTCTTCAGGACAACGATTTGGTAGGCAATAAGCTGGATGGATGGTGGCTAGGGTTTTGTAACCGAGGACAGATTGGAACAGTGAACCTCTCCATATGGTTGGTGGACATGGCCATTTGAAAACGAAGCGGCCTTTTTGTTTGGTCTTGCGAGGAGGAATGTTATTGTTTTTGAAGTAGTGCAACGGGGTTCCACCAAGGCAAACGACTATGTTTGGTTTGAAGTTATGGAGGTCCGTCATCAAAGCAATCAAGCCACTTTGAATCTCATCGCCGTCCCACTCAAACGCCGCTATCTCATTACCTTCTGGTTGGTGCTGGCATACATTGCCAAGGAAACAAGCCTCGCGTTGGATGCCGGCGCGGGACAGAAGGGCCGATAAAAAACGACCAGATGCACCGACAAACGGTTCGTCTTTACGTACTTCTTCCGCGCCTGGTGCTTCGCCAATCAGCGCGATCCTTAGATGCGATGGGATGGTTGGAAACCTATTTGGGACTGTTGTCATGCATCCGTGCTTTGAGCATTGCTTCGGCCATGATGTAGCAGGATTCGGCGAGTTCTTTACATTGTTCACTATAGGTCGAGCCACCAAACGCTTTATGTTCCAAGAAAGCTGACGCTAACGCCTTCGCAGCGAAGTAGTCGCGAAGGGTCATGCCGTCGGTTTCGTATTCGTCCGAGAATGGAAAAGCTGACGGATTGTGTGGTTTTATTTCAAGTCCAGATTCCATCGGGATACTCCTTTTTTAATGCGTTGATGTTGTTATGGATGTAGTTTTCGAGCTTGACGTCGGTTATCGGTCGCTTTGACCAGAGCCAGCAGAGGTAGTTGGCGGGGACGTCCTTGAGCCTTGAACCTGGGCTGTCGTTTGTAGGACCATACTTGCCAAAAGGCATGAAGTCGTCATCGTGATAGCACGGTGTTTTATTCTTCTGACCGGCTTGTTTTGGTTTAACCGGCTCGCAGAGGTCGAAATTTAGGTCTAGTCCGCTTGGTTCTTCGGTTACGGGATTGTCTTCTTGCGTAAGCCTTTCGCCACGTAGCACTTTGAGGCAAAGCGGGCAAGTGACGTTGGACTTGGTATGCACAACACTGCCTCTTTTAGTGCCACACGATGTAACTTTCTCGTTATCGTCCCAATAATGCAGTGGTGTCATACCTTGCGAAAGATGCTCACGCATCGAAAGCGATTACCAGTCGACCGAATATAGCCAATCATGCCGACAAGGTTAAGGAATTTGTTAGAGAACACTGGTAGAGCTTGGTCGAGCCAGACGAGGTAGCCGCCCGGTTGTAGCACGGTGGCGCACTCGGCGACGACACGCGGACGATTGATAAGCCCTATCTTGTAGTGTTCCGCGTCTTCTTGAGAGTACGGCGGGTCCGCATAAACCAAGTCTGGAGCAAAGGGTAAAAACGAAGCAAGTTTTTCAGCATCGCCCTTGATGTCTGGTTCGTACTGACCCGTGTTGTCAATACCGACTCGAGTGTAATTGCCCGGCGGTAACGAACCAGAGAACAGATGCAGGATCTTGGTGGCGTCTGGGAACATCGCTTGGATGCGTTCGAGGTAGTTGGTGTGATATGAGCCATAGAAGGAGGAGTGACGGCCACCGCCGAGAAACCACATGCCATAAAGCATTTCGTCGTGGTACTGGAGCGGAGGGAGTTTTGGGAACGCGGTGGAGAATAGATTGGCGCGTTCGTATAGGGAGAGGGGTTTCACGGTTAGATGCTTTCAAGGGCGCGGTTGAGAGCGAACCGGATGACGCGTCTTTGGCGTTCGTTCAAGGTGATTGCTTTTAATGGTCCAGCGTCTCCGTGAACTACTTCGAGGATATTTTTCAATTCTCCTAAGCCGGCACTAACTTTGTCCCGTGCTTGCTCAATGGCTTCACGAACATCTTGTGCGTTTGCTCCGGTAGAAAACTCCGGGTCGTATGAATCTGATATAGGTCCAGGCATATTATCGAAACTCCACTTTTGTTAGGCTTGATTCGTAGTACTTCCGCAACGATTCACGCTCTTCAACGTAGCGCGCTTCGTCGCTTTCAAAGGATATGGGGTAGCGACCTATCCGTGCAACGGCTTCGCAAGGCCCACCACATGGCATTAGAATGGTTGAACCAATCTGGCTAATCGGTCGCAACAAGAACTCAATGAAAGACGCTGGTGGCCATCGACCGTCACGATTGGCAGAGAAGACGGAGGAATTGGACGGGTTGAAGGGTTTTGGATGGCCTTTCGCAAAAACGTAAAACTGTTTCACGTTATTCGTGAAAGGAACTCTTTCGTCGGTCTCTAATCCTAGAATGTTCCAGTAGACTATACAGCGTGCTGTATTCCAACCGACTCCGACTGGATAAGAATCAGCTATTATATACGAGTCGTTTTTTAGTAATCTTAAAAGCTGTCCCCAAAATGTGATTTGTGCTTCTGGTGTTCGTGGCGCTTCAAGCGCAAGCGCGCACGACACAAAATCCGCTGGCAGGTCGGTCTCAGCAATCGTCTTGAAATCGCCATGAAAGACCATGTTAGAAAGCTGGATTATGGTAGGCTCGGCAGAAGGTTGCTCTGTGAACAACGGAAGGCCAGCAGTGTTATTCTCAGCAGGTTCTTGTGCGCGGAACAAAGCGCGGCGACGGTTTTGTTCGGCTACAAGAATGGCTTCGTCTCGCTCCAATAAAATCTTGATAGCGTCGGTGTAGGACTCGGCTTTTGCTATCGCGCCTTCGCGGTCCTTGAGGATTTCATTAGCGAGACGGAGGGTGTAGGAAACCTTGGCAGCGCCAAGGCCAAGGAGTTCGCCTGTTTGTTTCTGTCCCCACTCCGCGTCAGCTTCGCCCGACATTGCCCATTTTATCTTGTGAATGCGGTCTATGCCGATGACCTCTTCTTGCCAAGTGCGGTTCTTGCGCCGGACGTCTTCTTCAAATTCTACTAGCTGGCGCTTGAGTTCGGTTTGTTCGTGGTAGAACACGAAGCCTGGCTTAGTAGGGTCACAAGACGAGCCATGAAAAACATGCGTATGTCCAAGTTGCATCAGAGCGTACATTCTACGACGACCTGCAACAAGGCGCGGGAAGGAACCAACAGAGTTTCCTACCACGGCTGAAACCATTTCGATCACGATTGGTTGAATCAACCCCAGTTCCTTGATTGATTCCATTAGTGGCGCGACGTCGCCCATATCCTGACGCTGACGGCTTTGGATGTCGATGTGTTGAATTTCTATGGTGTCCATTAAAATGGTTCGTTGTCAAAGTTTAAGGTCATGTTACCATTAGCGATTTGTTCATCGCGGGATTTGTGTTCGTGGCATTTGCTACATAGCACCTGTAAATTGCCTTTCTTTAGTTGTTCTAGGTAGAACCGAACTCTAGTGTCATAGGACCACTTTCCATGTCCATTGTTAGCTGGTATTATACAATCGAGTTGCAGATGTTTTGTTCGACCACATTTCTTCTTATATCCAACGCAAACAGTGTCGAGTGCTTTGAATATCTCAACGCGCTTGCGTCGTGCCCATTCACGTTGGTGTGCGCCCACAAAAGTAACGCTACAGTTCGCTCCGCTGTAGCACCGGATTGCCTTCTCAAATGCGCGACGAAGGCCAGTCGCGGCCGTAGACTTTATAGACCAATTGACGGCACACGGTCTTATGCTTGCGAAGCATATTGGGTTGGACGAGGATGGCCATTTCAACCATCACGCTCGATTATTAGGCGAGCAGCTTGGCGTGGGCTTTTGGCCTCGTTACACTCGCGTCTCTCTTCCGCCACTCGTCCGTTTTAATCAATCTTGCTTGACGAAACCATTTCTCTCAGCCCAGTCCTCAAGTTGGCTTTCCTTAAAGACATCTTCTGGATTAAGGTTTCCTTGAATCCAGTCGATGGACGCGTCGAGCATTTCTCCCACTACGGCTTCTTTGAAACTTCTTTCGTTTATTATTGTGGCCATAGCGACTATTGCTTGATGTATTGCGCCACGTCATTGCTCGGCGACAGTGTCTTGCCACTGTCCTTGTCCCGGCGCTCAGGAAGAGCGTCGAGCTTGACACGGACGTTGCGGCCTTGCAGCGCCTTGCATTTGACCTCAAAATCTCCGTTGAAGAGGTCTTTGCCGGTGATGCCGGAGACGGGCGGCTTGATGGCTTGGAGAATCCTAGCGGCGTTCTTCACGATGATTTCCTTCATCTGGTCCTCGGTCTTCTTGTCGCTCTTGGTCTTGAGCGACAACTGCGTGGTGACGACTTGGCCGATGTCGAAGGACTCGCCTTTGATGCCGGTGGTGGGGATTGTTGTGGCCAACTTAATGACCCAGTTTTTGCCATCTTGGGCCTTGTTGTCAGAGACGGTGGATTCTTTGATCGTCATGTCGTAGATACCGGCTTTGATGATTGGGAACGATGTATCGACGCTATTCAGGTCGAGGTCGAGTAGGTTTGATGCTTGTTCAGTCATGGTGGTTTGGTGTTTTTGGTTGTTGTAACGAACCAGCGACAGGCTGGTTAGAAAGCGTTAAAGGCATTGGAGCTTTCGCTTGGTCACAGTGCGCGCTGGTTGAGCAGGGACTTCTTCGAGGTATTCAACGATCTTGCAATTCGGTGGAGGCTCACCAGCAAACATTCTGATGGTTACTCCATTAACCTCGGTTTTGTAGTCGATGCGACCATCCACTCCACTAGGAGTTTTATCCCACTTGCCACCAATGGCTTTGATGACTTCGATTATCTTGTCGTGAGTGAGATGATCAAAGTCGATTTGGTTTGGCATATAGAAGTAGCCTACTGCCGAAGGTTCTAGCTTGTCGAGACCGGGGATGGTTTCGAGCTTCTCTATCTGGTCTTGACAGATTTTGATTTCGTTTAGTAACGTTTCCTTGATTTTGTCTTTTGTTGTCATTTTGTTTTGTTTGGTTAAAGCCGACGAAGGGTCGGCTAGATTATTTTAGTGCCGTAGCCCGAGCCATATAAACGTGGCGAACACGGCAATGATGGCGAGGATGACAAAAAGGTTCATATCTTATCCTCCGAACCGTAGATTTCTTGGAACGTTGCACCGCACTTGGCCGGGAGGTTGTTAGGGTAGCGTGCGCCAATGGCTTTGACGAAGGCTTCGGGTTGAGTAAGGACGTACGGCTTGGGCGGATTGCCCTTTTCGAGGACTTGGTAAAAGAACTGCGAGAACAAACCTTGGATGCGTTCGCGCAACGCTGAGGGAATCATCGGCAGCGTCTTAATCTCTTGCGTCAGCTCGTTCTTATCCTCCGTGCTGTGCATGATGAAGACGGTGTGGCAAGGCAAGCCTTGAACAACGGCGATGGTCTGTTGGACCTTCTCGCCGGCCATGTGCGCCCATCGGCGCGCATCGTCCATTGCTTTTGGCTGGACAGCGCCAATGTGGCCAATGACCGCGTTGGTAAGGCCGGTGACTGGGTCGACGACAACAGTCTTCCATGGACAACCGTTTTGAATGATACAGTTTAGAACGTCGGCGAATAGGATGATTGGAGTAGAGTCACTCTTGGAGTAATCCAGCGACAAATCTTTCCGCGCAATCTTTGAGAAGTCGATGGCGGTGATGGGTGGGAGTTCGGATTGAGCTTTTTTGCAGAGTGGTAGGATTGCTACCGTCGACGCTTCGCACTCGATGATTGGTTGCTTGACGATGTCAAGGCCACCACGGTCAAATTCGAGAACGAGCATTGGTTTAGGGTACGTCTCGACGACAGCGCCGGTTTTGTAGGTCATTGGAGGTCCCATCCTGCCTTCACGTATATATCGCTTAAGCTGCGTCATATCTTATCGTCCTCCGCGTGCGCGATAGCCGCCTGGTCACGCTCGAATTGCAAACGCTCTTCGGAAGGATTACAACGGATGTACTCTTCGAGTTCTTCGATTATGCCGCGTGCCATATCCTCACCGCTAAGGTGGATAATGACAGACGGAAGCGTATCCTCCGCAGGGTAGGCGATGATGTAGCCTTGGTCGGCTTCGACGACGATACGGCGTGCTTTGAATGAGATTGGTGTGGACATGTTAGAATTGCTCCTTGTTGGCTAGCAATCTAGCGTCTTGACAAATTTCAGCGAGCTTATCTATCGCTGGACCATAAAGGTTAACCTCTTGTGCCGGAGTGTGGGCACCATCGTCGTCAGACTGTGGAGAAATGAGCATTAGGTAGATGCTGGTCTTACTTCTTATCACGACCTTTGCGATAGTGTGGTTATCAACTTCCTTTAGTATCGTTTGCATGGTTTTGTGTTGGTTTGTTGAGAGGTGTCCAATCGTCTTGAATAAACATGTTGGACATGAGCATGAGCGGACGCTGCGCGGTAGGGAGAGTGCAGACATCGTAGAACTGACAGCGGCCGTACTTGTTCGTGCACCATTTACGCTTCATAGGGATGAAGCCGCGAGAGTAGTGCCACAAAAGCTCTTCGATGAGTGTTATCGTGTTCTTCTCCCACTCGTCGATTTCTTCTTGGTTGACATAGAACGGTTCGCGGTAGAATTGGGATTCCCACCATTTGTCGAGTTCTTTGGAGTTGCCGGAGACAAGGCAAGCATCGAGACACTTTTGAGTAGGAACGCTGGTGCGAATAGCGTCGACGATATAGCCCATCGGCACCGTGCCAAACGCTCGCTTGAATGCCCAACAGTAGCCGCGCATTTGAGGCGTAGCACGCATTTCATAGGAGAACTGGGTACCGAGTTGGAAGGTGGTCTTGCGGTCGACTATCCATTTAGTCTTGTCTGTCTTTTCAAAGGCGAGGTCGATTTTGCCGCAGAAGTAAATAGGAATCTTTACTATAAGACCATGATCAAAACCTTGTGCATCAAACAACTTAAAAGCAAACGGGAACTCGACAAATGGTCCATTCGATGTCTGCAACGGCACCATTGGCTCGTCTTTGTAGTGCACGAAATAGCGACGAAGGGTCTCAATCGCGTGCGCGGGAGAGCGATGATCGTCGGGAGGCTGAGGCTCTTTTAAGAAGTGGTCGTTAACAGCCTTCTCGTATTCTTCGACGGTTTTGCCACGTGCTTGTTCGGCGAGACCGAGGTGGATAGCAGTGCCGAAGTTTAACGCTGGCTTGCCAAAAGCCGCTGTGCGATTAAGCAAAAACCTATTATGCCACTGCGTTGGGCACTCGTTCCACTCATCCATGATGCTGTTGTCGATGAACAAAGCGCCGTTGACGAGTGGGAGGGGTGGGAGAGGGTTGGTCATTTAGAGGGTTTTTCTATAGATGAAAACGTTGTAGCGTATTGGCGAGCGGCAGAACTTCCAGTTAAAACAATTGTGGCTTGGGCCATAGAATAGTGTTTCTCTGAAAGTCACGCGAGCAACATGATAATAACTCCTGCCGTGGCAATAGCAAAGCCCCAGAACCAGAGGGAGGATATGGTTTGCATAGACGCCTTATTCAAACACCTGCTCCGGTTCCTTTGGTTTTCTTTCCTTTTTTTCCGCCTTGTCTGTCCTTAGATGGCTCATTAGCGTCGCGTGCTGCAACCGACAATCCCTTATCGACGACACCCACGCTTCCAGTTCCTGGTCCGTCATCTCCGCTATTGGCTTGAACGGGCTGGTTGGTGTTGGTCCCGTTGGCAGGGTCAACAGCGGACCCTCTAGCGTTGAAAGTGATGGCGGTGCTGATGAGGTATTGTTGGAATCTGATGGGGTCGTATTCTCGGAGTCCATGTTTTTTGCACTCGGCGATAAAGCGCGAGAAGAGTGTGTTGATGGTTATTTGAAGGACAGAACGATGGGGAAAAAGGCCCTTGAGGAATGCGTGGTCACGTTGAGAGACCTCAATGGTGGTGTTTAGAAGCTCGGACTTATCGAGCTGGTCATATGGGTCACGGAATTCGGTCATGTTAGTAGATGGGTATTCGGTTCATCGGCTTCTAGAAACGCGACATCAAAGCGGTTTTCTAAGTCGATTCGAGTGTGCTCGTCGACATTGCGGACTTTAACATTGATAGCAGGGTGTAAAGCGCGGGAAGACAAAATGGCGCAGAGCATTTCGAGGAAAACGTTGGTCTTGAGTTCGACGGTGGACACGACGTTGGAGCCGAATTTAGTGCCGGTTGGCTCTTTTACTGTGACACAGTCGCCTACGACAATCATGCCATCAGGTCGCATCGAAACAACGATAGCCTTTTCGTGCTTCGCCCATAGCATTTCGTCGATATAGGTTGACGGGTAGTGATACTCGCGCTTAGCGCGGATAGCGTTACGGAGGGCGGACGAGTAGGAGTCGGGTGTCATACCTTCGACCGATGGGTCGATGACAAGTGCGCGCGGGAATTGGCGGATTGACTGGCCTATTTGTGCGGCAAAGCGGTCGAAGGCGGGACGGCGATACTTGGAAGGGATGTTGTTCATAACGACGCGTCTTCAATCTTCTGCATTACGGAATCAACAGAGCCACCAACAACCGTGACTTGTCCAGCACGGTCGACAATACCGCAGACTCCTGAGATAACAACGTCATGCCTGTCCCAAAGGTCACGAACTCCGGCAATCCAATCGACATGGAAGTAAACTGTTCCACAATGTTCTTTCTTTCCTTCTTGGTTGGCGACATACTGGTCAAACGAAACAAATTTATTCATATTTTAGCCTTTCAAGGCAAAAGGTTAAGCGAAGACGATTGCCTCTTCGGCACGACGGGCGGCTAGGCACTGTTCGCGCTCAGCTTTTAGAGCTTTGTTTGCTGCGCGGACTTTCTCGCGTAGCGCGTGTTCAAGAGCCTCGGCTTTTTCGTGGTCAGAACGAAAGGCTTCGCGGCATAGGTGGCAGCACCACATGGCGTGAGGGAGATAGGAGAAGCGGAGAAACGAAGCGTGTTTCGAGCCACACTTCGCACAAGGTTTGAGGCTTTTGGATTGCGACGCAGCGGCTTGTGCTTCCTTGCCGTATCGTCCTTCGCGCATGTACTGCGTGATGCGACGGCTTGTCAAAAGCGCGCCGATAGGATTGCGCCAAGTGGATGGCAAGTAAACCGATGGGTCCATTGTAACACTAGGAACTGTTTGCATAGCAGCTAGAGTTGTTCAACAACCTTTAACGCGTAAAATTCACAATCTACCATATCAAGCCAAAGGTATCGTTTTTTAGCATCGTCTATCGGATCGTTTTTGCTTAAAAGGTTACGACGCCTTAATACCTCTTCGTGCACTAGGCAAAAGAATTGTTTATCCGTGAGGTTCGATGGTTCAATCATACAAACTCGCGCTCCATTTCGCGGTCGTTGAAACGCTTCAAGCCTTGTGCTAGAAGCATGATGTTGGATTCTAGGTCGGACGACCAAGGACCGATGTTTATATCGTTGTCTATTAGAGTGTTGTGCCAGTAGTTTTGCCGTTGGTTGGCAAAAATAACCCTAGCGCGATCGACATAGATTTTACCGACAGGCTCGGTTTGGTGGGTTACACCGTGTTGCAAAGGTTCGATTTTTTCAACAATAGATTGAACGGTTTCTGAATCGTTGAGCTTTATGAAGCGTTCGATGTAATCCGCTGCTGGTTCGTTAAGGTTGCGGTCTAGCTTGTTAAGCCTTTGCAGCTCCGTTGCAATGACGACAAAAGCTCGACGGCGAAGATAGTAAGTGTTTAGGTAGTTGTTCGCAAACTCAATCGTTGAGCCGACGCCAAGAGACTTGTCGAGTTCTTCGACGGTTGAGAACTCGTTAACACGGATGCCACGTGGTAGACCAGGAAGCTTAATGTAGTTTATGTGCATTTTTCGCGTTGGTGAATTAGCTCGTTTCTAATATCGCGCAGGCACAAGAAAATGAAATAAATCTCCGCATTCAGTATCAACATTAGAACCGCTACCGTGGCTTGAATTTCAGGACTCATAAATCAAAAAGTGCCGCTGGTATTACACGCCCTAGGGCACGAAGAGTGAAAGAGCGAGCGACGTCGTCTTTGCTCTCTCGTTTCGTGTTGGTGTGCGTGGTTGCCAACGGCACATTGGAGTGACAGGAGGTGTATCCGGTACCGCCAACCGTTGTGGGCATTGCTGTTACCACCCTCCTGCCACAAAAAGAGCGTGAAACCCGCCATAGCGCGGAACAAACAACCGCGCATTGGGGCCAAGGGATGCAGACGGGTTTCACGGGAAAGTTAGTCAAAAAGGATAATTGCTACGCCGAGGATGATAACCGGGATTGCTAGTGGAATAGCGACGTAGAATGTCAAAGCGGCTAAGATAACCGCTACTCCCGCGACAATTTGTTTAGTCTTCATGGTGGTTATTCTTCGGGCGCATCGAAAACTGAGTTTTGACACGCTTGACACATACCACTGATGGTATATTCCTTGCGCGATAAATCGTCACGAAACTCAGTCGCGTCTCCGCCACAAGTGGCGCATTTGTTCGACCGGATGTTTTCGCTTCGATTTGTCATGTTGTTTAGAAACCTTTCGATTCCTGGTGATTTCTGTGATGGTTCTGCCATAGTGCTAAGTTGATTTGTACCGCAGCTTCGCTGGCGGGTTAGATGAAAATGATTTCTTCGACAGGCTGACGATGTTTGCGAGGTTTCTGTTCCTTGCGCGGCTTAGGTGCTTTGTCGTCCTCGTCCTTAATCCAGTTGGCAACGTGGCCAATGACGTAATCCTGGCCGCGTTCGATGACGACTAGGATTCCGTTTGTGGCGATTGCCTTGCCGCGCGATGAAGGTAAGCCGTGGACAACGCCAGTCTCGTTCATGTCCCGCCATTTTGAGCGCGCACTAGCGGACGGTGCGAAACCGTATTTGTGGGGATCGAATAGCTTTGCCATGGCGGGAGAGTGCCAGAGCGGCGCCGGGCATGGCAAGCCTCTAAATCGCATATATTTAGCCTCTCCCTAGCCTCTTGGCCCGAGGCTTGCTAAAGCTTAAGCCATGCCAAGCTAGCAAGCTTTGAGCAAAGAAAAGCAATTAAATAGCTTCTAATCCGCCTAGCGGCTTGCTAGGCTTCTGGTCGATATGACACCCGACCAAATCATCGACAAGCTAAAAACAATCCGCAATCTCTGTGATGCGCCGCACTGGACAATAGACAGGCGTGATAGCATCCGAGCGATTGCGGACGGACTTATTAACACCATCATGCACGACGAAATGATTGCTAGCGCGTGCGAGGCTCAAGAAAAATTTACCGCGGACGAGCTAGAACAGTTCGCGGCGAAGAAACAAAACAAAAACCAAACTAAGTAATACTATGGCACACAACATAAACCAATACGACCTCCAAGAAGGTATCGCGCAAGCGTGGCATGGGTTGACCAAGGTGAGACCGGTAATTACGCTCAACGATTGCTGGCTAGCGCAATGGGACGTTGTCAGAACACCACTCCAAGTGGTCGATGGCAAGACAATTCCATTCGACCTTCTTTATTGCAACGACGTCGACCGATTCATCGGGAAACCGATTGGACCGAGTTATGGCGTGATTGACAACAAGGCATTCTTGCGAATGATACGCGAGGCGACCGCTGGTGCACCACATAAGATTCAATCCGTGGGCAGCGTACGCAATCGCGGTCGAGTCTTCGTAACCCTCAAGCTCGACCAAGACCACATTCGCAAATGCGCCAAGCGCGAGTTTCAGGATTATATCACGTTCGGCAATAGCCACGACCAGAGCAGTGAGCTTTTCGTGGTGAACACGAACATCTGCACCGTATGCGACAACACGTTCTCAATGAATCTTTCCATCGTGCGCGGGCAGGTCGAGAATGATGATGGCGATATGGAAGACGACTCAGTCGATTGCAGGCTTCGCCATTCCAAGCACGCCGTGACTCGCCTCCCCGACATCGCCAAGATGATTGACAAGGCGATTGGCGTTCGAGCCGAGTTCTACAAGGCGCTCGAGTCCTTTGCAGCCGTCAAATGCGACGAGAAGAAAGCCGAGAGGATATTCATTGGTTTCGAGGCAAGCGACGATGCCAAGGCCGTTTCTACCACAACCCACAATCGCGTAGGCGAACTCGTCACGCTCTTCAAGCGCGGCAAGGGGAATCGTGGCGAGAACATGAGCGATGTTTTTCAAGCCACGACGGATTACTACACCCATAGCCACACTCGTAAGTCGTTACAAAAGCAGTTTGAATCAAGCGAGTACGGCAGTGGCGCAAGCGCCAAGCGCCAGATGTTCGACACTCTGAGCGACGATAATCGGCTTGAGAAGACCATCAAGCGTGGGGAGATGTTGCTCAAAAACTCGACTGAAGCATTTGTCTAGTCCTCGACGCCCTAATGCGCGCAAGCTGCGCTTGCCCGGATAGTGAGCGCAGCTTAGTTCTAACAACCAAACCAAACCAAAACCTATGCGAAAACCAAACAAAAGAAACCGCAGTCTAGCAATCGTGCGCAAGCAATTTCCGAAAGTAAAGCGCGTTGTCGACAGCAAGAGCGGCATATTGGTCGATGTCTCTGAGCAAGATAACAAGAGCGGGCGTAAGAAAGTTACCAACGATTGCGCCTTAGCCCGCGCGTGTGTACGCCAAAAGCTCGCAGACGCGGCTATCATCGGCGTATCGACCAGCTACCTAATCCACGGCGATACTGCCGTGCGCTACAAGACCTCTCAAAGCGTAGCGCGGGAAATAACCTCGTTCGACCGTCACAAAGACTTCGCTGCTGGCAAGAATTACCGCCTATCGCCACCATGCGAGTCACTCAGGATTGGCGCACACTCAGGCGAACCAAATCGCGCGATTGGTAAAACCAAGGCCGGCGCTTACAAGCGCGTAATCCATCGCACGAGCAAGATTCGCTCAATCATGCGTGATTAAGTAGAAGCGCGCCTCGCAACGTCAATCCCTTCTTAACCTTCCGCTCGAAAAGGTTAAGAAGGGACTTTTCTTGTCCATCCTACGCTTTTCCATTGGCCATTCTTTCTTCCTTTCAACCTCCCAAGCTTTCTCCTCTTTTGCCGCTCTTTTGCCGGGGGGGGGGGCTATTAGGATGGGGGAAAAGTTAAGAAGGGACTGGGGACGTGAGACACAGAGGCGTAAGGCGTGAGTAATACAGTGTCTTACCTTTACATAATAATAAAAGAGGTTTTCAGCCCTAGTCCCTACGCCTCCCTTAATGTCTCACGTCCTCTGCTTAACTTTCTCCCCCTTTCAATGCCTCCCCCCTGCTGCAAACGAGCGAGCGAGCGAGGAAAAAGCTTGAGAGGTTAACTCGATGCAAGTCATTGATAATGGAAATAGCCTAGCGATGGCGAGCGAAAGGCTAATGCCCGCTCCGACTCACCCGCGCCAATCCTAGAAGCCGGCAAGGCTAGAGCCTATATCCGCCCGCCCGGCTTGCCAAATCGCCTGCTAGGCGCTTGCTTTGATTCGACGTGTTAAGCGAGGTTAAGAGGCGTGGCTTTATAATGAAAGGCGTCGATGCAATGGCTTGCAATATCGTTGGCAAGCGCCATGCCAATGCCCGCGCCTAGGCGAGAATCCTCGAAAATAAATCTTCAAGTACCAGAAGATTTTTCTTGCCATGCCCCGGCGCTCCTGCTAGATTGCCTGCGCTGGCGCGAATCCTCTCGATAATCGAGCCGCTAGCAGAAAAAACTATGGCAGACTCAACCATTCCCGCTCCGAAACCCGAAGCTATCGAAAAGGCAATCCAACAGACCATCGGCCAGCTCAACAAAGACGTTGCCAAGCGAGTCTGGACTCCCGCCGCGCAAGCCGCGATGATTACGTACATCCTCGCTAATCATGGCGTGAAACTCAATCCCGAACAGACGACAGCCGTCCGCCAAAGCTTGCTAGACTCGGATGTCCAATACACTTCCAACATGCGCGCCTATCTCGGCAAGCGCGGACTCATCCCTGCCAAGGTCCAAGCCGATGCCGGCAGCTTCGCTTAATCGCATGGCTTAATTAGACTCGTCCACTCACGGACTCGAACGCCCCTAGGAGCAATCTTAGGGGCGCTCTGCTGTCCGGCCCTGATGTTAGGCGTCCCTATCATCCTTAGGCGTCTCGCCCTCCCGATTGAATGGCTCGCTACGCTCGAAGGGAGTCCTCGCCCGTCGGCTCGGGATACTTGACTAGGCCAGCTCTCGGTGAATTTTCAAATTTGGGTTCAAGGCGTCCAGACCACTATTAGCATTGTCGAGAAAATAGCCTAGAATATGCCAGCTAAAGCTTGGGAGGCTTCAACCCGCAAAAATCGAGTGATTGGGCTTGCGCGGGCGCAATACTTATGTTACCGCCCTTTGCAGCATGAGCGAGCAAGCCATAGTAGCGAGCGCGGAGGATGACAGGAATGAGTGCCTTGTCGAAATCCTCCGCGCTCAGCCGCTGTCGGATGAAAGCAATACTTTGTTAATCGAAGCGCGGAAGGAGGAGGTTGTCGTCGATGCCTGAACTAGTCCATCCTCCACGTTGCGACTTCCCTGATGCGCTTCATGCGGACCCTACTCCACCTGATTATGGTTACGCTGTTGAAGTCCAATGCGAGAAGCCTTGGCACCGTATTGCTATCATGTTAGCGGGTCAAGGGTACACCGTAACCGAAATCTCCGAAAAGCTTGAGCGTTCTATCGCTCACGTTTCAATCCTTCTTCGTCAAGACTGGGCGAGAAAACGCTTGACCGACGAAATGATGAAGGCGGGTCGGGATGAGCTTGAAACCATTCTTAAAGGCGCGGGGTCTGAAGCCTTGCGACGCGTTATCACTCTCTCGCAAAACGCGGAGAGTGAACAGGTACAGTTGGCCGCAAGCCGCGAAGTGCTCGACCGTCTCCTCGGCAAGCCCGTGCAAAAGCTCGAAACTAAGCAGGACGTTGTCTTCACCAACATCTCTCAAGCCGACGAAGAAATCGCAAAGCTTGAGCAGGAAGAGAAGCGGTTGCTCGGTCGTAACTAATCTGGGTCAGCGAAGCTGGCGCGGTTAATCGCACCATTACGAAGAATATCATGGACGATAACTTTTCCGATTCTTCCAGTCTTCAAAACGTAGGAGAGCCAAAGACTGTTGTAAAGGAGGATAGTCTCCTATGGCGTTAACGGTGATTGTGAAGACGCCCTTTCCGTGCCGCGATAAGGTGCCGCGACAAGGCTTTCGGAAGATAGACGGTGCGCCATCGTTGTATCGCGCGCGCCAGTGGCCTTACAAGGGCCGACGAACGCTCATCAAACGCTACTCGCCATGACCATTGTTAACGACATCACTTTTTCCTATAGCGAGATAACGCATATCCTGACGATAACCGTTACGAAAACCACTATTCAATCCGGTGAGGGCGTATTCGCCGCACCGGCGCCGCCGGTTGTTACCGTAACAACCATTGACCTATCTGGCTTAGCTTAAAGTGCCTAAGCCTATTGAAACACCGTCTCCACCATCTTGGTGGGAAAGAATCTTCGGTCGCAGTCAACATAACCAAATAATCGAAAGGCTAGACAAAATCATGGCAACACTTGCAGAACTTGAAGGCATTCTTGACACGGTAAAAACCGGTCTTGATGACGTCGGCACGAAGCTCGCGGAGGGTTTCAACGAGGTAACGGCTCTTATCCAAGCTCTTCGTGACCAGCTCAATACCGTCCAACTCCCAGCTGGTGCGCAGGCGAAGCTCGATGCTATCACCGCGAAAGTAACCGAGCTTCAAACGGCTTCCAAGGGCCTCGCTGACATCGTTCCTGGACCATAACTCCTCCCTATGCCCGGCGTCGCTGGCACACTCCACGAGTTCAAGGAGGGCACGCTTCACAGTGGGTCCAAAAGCGGACCCGTCGTGAAGAATCGTAAACAAGCACTCGCGATTGGCTTATCGGAAGAACGCAAGATGGGTCATCGCATCCCAAACTTGGTGAAGAAGAAAAAGAAGTAGCGGCTTAACCTTTTACCAGAAAAGGCTAAAATGCTCTATCGAATCTTCACTTTCCTCGCTAGCGTCCTATGCCGCAAGTGCCATCGTTGTGGCAAATATAGCTTAGCAAAGAACATGGTCGAAACAACCGAAAAACGATGGCTTTGTAACCTATGCTCATCCGAAACGACTCCAACACCCTCGCAAAAGACCTTCCGGCCATAGTCAACGACGACCGTCCTGACCTCGAAGCCTATGGTGCCAAGTGCAACGACAAGCCCAATAGCGCGGACAAAGAAGGCATGAACGAGGCGATGAAGAAGATTAACGAGGTGGTCAGTGACTAGCACTCGCGAGGACCATGTCGTTATCGACGTCGAGATTCAAAAACGAATCGAAGACCTTCCGAACGGCTTGGACGATACCGACAAGATGGGTGTCGCGTGCGCCGTCATCTACGAACACCTAACCGACCGTTTCCGAATCTATGGTCCCAACGATCTCGATGTTCTCAAATCCCGACTCCGAAAGGCCGACCGCATCAGTGGTTTCAACATCTGGCGCTTTGACTTTCCCGTCATCTTCGGCCTACCGGCGCGTGAGCGCGTTGCCGAGCTACAACCCAAGACCAACGATCTTCTCCTCCGTATCTGGCGCTCGCTTCGTCTTGACACGGAGCGGTTCTCTTCGGCTCATAAAGGCTGGAGCCTCGACAATGTTTGTAAAGCGACGCTTGGCCTTGGTAAGATCGCGAGTGGCGAACAAGCGCCGCGCTGGTTCCAAGAAGGCGAGCACGCGCGAGTGATAAACTATTGCGTCGACGACGTGACCTTGGAGCGCGATCTCGCGGCGTTCATCGACCGCTACGGCTTCGTCTGCAACTCGACCTATCTCCAAAACCCTCTCCGCCTTGTGCCAGAATGGAGACCGTAGCCGAACCTATAAACGACGTTGAGCTTTTGCTGGTTCGCCAGCGTAAAGCAAAGCTCCTTCGTCAAAAGGTCGCGGCGATTAAGAACGATGGGCTGCCGTTTTACCGTCCCCATCCTAAACAAGATTCTTTCCATTCTTCCGGTGCGCTTCGCCGCGCCACTTTCACCGGCAACCGATGGGGCAAATCAACCTGCGGCGTAGCCGAAGACGCCGCTTGGCTTCGTAATGAACGCACCTGGTATAAACAATCCTTCACTATCCATAACAGAGACGGTTCGGTTGCCCGCGTACACGAAGGCAGTAACGATCATCCGCTTGTACGCCAAGCGATTCCGCAAAGGCCGGTTAAAGGTCTGGTCATGTGCGAGAACTGGGACAAGGTTGACGAAATCTTTACATCGGAGCGCGGTGAGGAAGGGAAACTATGGAAATATCTCCCTCGTGACGGCTTTGTCAAGAGAAAAACACGGAACCACGAGGGCAAAATCTGCATTGTGGAGTGCGCGAATGGTTCTGTTCTGCGCTTCGCTACCGTCAAATCCTGGATGAACGACCCGCGCTCGATTGAGTCGAGCGATTGGGATTGGATACATGTCGATGAACCTATCCCCGAAGGCATGTGGAAAGGCGCTTCACGCGGCCTTGTTGATCGAAACGGGGCTGCTTGGTTCAATCTCACTGCTCTTTCGGAGCCTTGGATCACGGATGCTTTTCTGCCAGGTGGCACGTTCGAGAAAGACTGCTTCAAGGTCGAGGGTTCGATCTATGATAACCCCTACCTCAGCCAAGAAGGCATCGCGCTTTTTGAGTCCTCGCTAACCGAAGAAGAAAAAGAGTGTCGGCTCCACGGCAAGCCACTCCACCTCGCTGGCCTTGTTTACAAGGAGTTCAAATATGACATCCACGTCGTGCAGACGCTACCAAAGGGCTGGAAGGCTTTCGACGCCCCGCCTAAGGATTGGTCGTACTACTACTACATCGACCCCCATCCTCGCATCCCGCATTGCGTGCTCTTTCTGGCAATCGACCCATTTCAACGTTACCATTTCTTCACAGACCTCTTCGAGCGTTGTAGCCCATCGGACCTCTGCAAGTCGATGCACAGGGTTTTGGACGGGCGCAATGTAATCCACGGTCGACACGACCCCATCGCCTCTATCGAAGACCCAGAAACTGGTCGTTGTTGGGCCGACGATTTTGCCGAAGGTGGTTTTCCTAGCGAGAAAGCGGTCAAAGACCCGATGCGCGGTATATCACGAGTGCAACAGCGGCTTAAAGAGCGCCCTGTCACCATATTCTTCTACCCTTCCGCCCGTCGGTCTTTATGGGAAATCCAACGCTGGAACTGGGTTCCTGAGAAAAACAAGCCGCGTGATGAGGACGACCATGCAATGGAGTGCCTTTACCGCGCGATACTTGATGAACCTTGCTACGTTCCTCCAATCGTCGCCTCTCGCCCAATCCGTGATGAGGTAATCGACCGCCCTATGCTTGACCTTCCAAGACTCTCGTTTAAGATATGAAAACACTAGCCCTTCTGCTTCTCTCGGCGCTTCCATTGTTGGCGCAGACTACTCCAAGCCAACGCAAGAACACGATCCCTGCTACCAATGTTTGGGTTGCTGCGCCTGTCGGTGGCGTGCTTTATGACCTTGAGGTCTACAACCTCTCAACAAGCACGCTCTACGTCCACGTCTTCGACACCAACGTGCTTCCAGCAAATGGCTCTTTTCCAACTATCGCGCCAGTGCAGTTGCCAGCGAATAGCACGGCGACATTTTCATATGTTAATGGTCGCAAGTTCCTAACCGGCATAACGATTGCTTCTTCAACCACTCCTCTCACCCTCACCAACGCCACCGCCAGCTTCAAGATGTCAATCAACTACGGAGGTTCTCAGTGAAGAGGTTTTTTG